TCTCGCCCGTGACGTTCTTGCGGGCCTGGTAACATATCGTCCGTAGATTCAGCCCTGGGCGGTCGTCCTCAGCGTCTCCCTCGGCGCTACACCAGTCATCGGCCACCACTCGCATACCGGTATCAGCACCCTTAGCGCCCGCAACCTTTCGGGAGTCAGGCAGGAGATGGCCGGAGGTGCGAACAGTGCCGGAGGTAACAGCCGCTCCCGCCGTCCCGTCCACCCATAGCTTGCAGTTGTCTGCCCCACCTGCTGTGTTCAGGGCCAGGACGATATAGCGTACCGTCGTCCCTGCCGTGAAGGTAGCACTGTTGCCACCCAGTTTAACATCGAAGGCACCAGTGTTGGTGAAACGCTGGATGGTGAATTGGAAGGTGGCGGGTGGGCCAGCCGAGACGATAGCGACACCTACACCCAGGTATTTGTCCCCAGTGGCCAGCGCCCAATGCTCGGTGCAACGGGCAGCAAGGTAATCATTGCCTACAGTCGGGGGTGTGTCAAAGCCGATGATGGCCACGGGGACAACCCAGAATAACCAGTCCTTCGTGCGGGCGAACACGTGGCCGCAGCGGGCGTCAATGCCAAACGAGAAACCGCCACTGAGCATCCGATGAGCGAAGTAGCCGCTGCGCTTGGTGGACTTCTCAGGAGGGAAGCCCCCATGCCCATATACGCTCCAGTTGGGGCCTGTGATGAACGTCTTTTCCTGAGTGGCATTGGCGGAATAGAGATAGCGGATGGGGCCATGCTCCCAGCCGCTACCTACGTGTAGCCAGCTACGGCTCATCTTAGTACCCCCGCCAATGCCAGCCTGGACTAAACCAGTCATAGGCCCCTGGCAGAGGGCGGGCAATCAGCGGCATGACAGAATAGACGAAACAGTGATGTGGCCCCTGTTGCTGCAAGTCGGCCTGTGACTCCAGCCAGCGGGCTAGGGCATAGCGGCTAATCTCAAACAGTGCAGGTAGGTTCATAGCGTCCACAGGCACCAATGCACCATCTGGCCAGGTAACAATCGCAATGTTGGGATTAGCAGGCGGTGTCCACAATGTTTTGCCAGACTGTAGAGCATCTACTAACTCCTCAAACCGCGCTGCCAGTCCTGGATGGGGCACGAATAGGGAACGGAACCCAGTCACAAGGCGGTTGCGGACTGTCGCCGTAGAGTTCGCCCACCATAGGGGCACAGACGTATCCCAAGATGCTGCAGGGTCACTTGTAAACACGAAGTCGCCCACGTCCCGAATCTTCTGTTTCTGGGCCGCAGTCAGGTTCAGAGTTGTAACGGCATCGCGGATGAGGCTTCCTACAGGCTGGTGGTGGAGGTAGCCTATGTCGGCAGGCCATAGGCTGCCAGCCAGATTTGCGTTCCCCCGCCAGTAACAACTATAGGTCTGGGCGGCGCGCCAATCAGCAGGGCCGGTGTTGCCTATGAAGTCCGTACCGCGAATGTCCCCCACAAAACGAGTGCCGAGGTCGAACGTGCAACCCTGAACCAGAGACTCGCGGGCATGACCGCCTGCCTGCACGGAGGCGTCGAGCATCTGCCCTCGGAGGTCGAGGTTGATTAGGGTGCGGCGGCTCATGTTGTTAGCGGCCTCTTGGCTTCATAGATAGCTTGGACGTTCTTCCAGCCTGTGACTGTGCCACCGATGGTGATGCGGAGCGCCCCACGGGACTTAATGGTGGCGGCAGGAGCAGCATCTACAACCGTCTTGTTGCTCGCCGTGACCGTAATCGCCTTGATGGTCGTCCAGGTTCCAGCGGAGTCTGTGTCCTCGACGCCCGCACCCCCCGACTGATATTGCTCAAGGGTGATAGTCAGGGCCGTCCCACCCGCCGAGCCTGCGTGAACGACGATGCGAGCAAGCGCCTCATCTGAGCCAGGGCTGACAAGTAGCTGCTTCTGCGCTCCGGCTACTACGTCGGCGTCAATGGCGGCGTCGGGCAGGAAGACGTACTGGACGACTGAGAACTGCTGGGCCGTCACGCCCGTGCCGCCCTTGCTAATCTGAAGGGGAGACGCTTCAAGGGCGATAGCTCCGAGGCCCAACGTCGCACGTTGGGCGGCAGCATCGGCATCATCTATCAACGCTCTACCCGCCGCTGTGCAGGCTATCTCCTCAACATCCCCTGGTCCACCTGTCGCTCGGCCCAGCACCTTGTCTGTGGCACTGACGTTCTGCATCTTGGCGTAGGTCACTTTGTCAGCGCCAATTGTGAGGACTCCCGCCTCGCTGACGGTAGCGTCACCAGAGTAGGCCGCCGTGGGGACAATATGCTTTGTGCCGACACCATCCCCTACTACTATCTTGTCATCATTGGTGTCCCAGACTATTGCAGCCTCAATCGTAGGCGCAGGGGAAGCCTCATTGGGCAGGACGAGGGTTCCAGGAGTAATCGTGATAGGGGCCAACGCATTGCCATCGGAGGTATCGCTGTGGTTGTGTGACCGTCCATGACTACTCATGGCGAGCACGTTCCCTGCCGTACCAATGAGAATCACAAAGTCCTCTATGTCGTCCATCAGGATGTTGGCCTGCCCCACGCAGGAGATGTTGCCAATATCGTGCCGAATGTTGATTGTGTTAGCGTCGGAGTTGGGCTGGATGAAACAAATCTCGCCTACGCCAAGGCCTGTAACAGTGTCAAGGTTATCAAGCAAGGGAGGGACGGCCACCTCAACCTTATGGTAGGCGTTCGTGACAACAATAGCACCTGCGCCATCAATGACCAGCGGGTCGCTCGCACCCTGGGTTAGGGTCAGGCCACCTGTAGCGATACCTACACTGAATGTTTGCAGGGCACCCCAGATTTCGGCCTGGGCGAGCGCACCGTAGACAGTATGAGGGTCGGGAGCGGCAGCATGAGTAGCAATTTCCGCTGCTACCTCAGTATCTCTAGCTATAGTGGAATCTATCTTAGCACCAGGGAGAACACCAGTCACATCAGCAGAGGCAAGGTCAACAGTCTTAGCGGCTGCATCTTGGGCTCCACCTGTAATATGAGTAAAGCCTGTGCCTGTGGGGACGATGATGCCACCATAACCCGTCGCCGTGTAGCGTAGCTCAACCCCGAGGACGTGGCTATTATCGGCGTAGGTGTCCGCTGCGTCGCCGCCGAGACGGATGTAGTTGAACCGCCACACCTGGCCTATAGCACCAGGCGTGAACAAGGCAGGCCAGGTTATAACCTGGTGGGTCTGAGCAGGGTCGGCAGCCACCGCTACCGTCTGGTCGGAGTTTGTGCCAGTCTCCCCTGCATCGTCGCCTGCAGCTAATTCCGAGTAGTTGACCCGATGATAGATGTCGCCTGTTCCAACAGCGGCCTTGCAGTAATGGAGAATGAGGTCCACAGCACCGGAACTCCAGTCAGGCGGCACCACCCAGTCAAACTGCACGGCTCCTGTGGCGGCAGCGGGGAATCGCCATGTAGCCTGCTGGTTTGGATTCGTGCCCACCTGGGTCGAGGTAGCCCCGATGCCATGTAGCTCTTCCTTGTTGAACCAGACACGGTTGGTGAAAGTCCCGCCCCCACCGGTGTGACCGTGCAGAGCCGTTGGGCCACCGTCCGTCAGGTCAATCCAGTCCCCATCCGTCAGGGCAACGTACTGCGCTGCTACTTCGGCATCACGGGCTATAGCAGCAGGAATATCTGCATCTACCAAACCCCTAAAGTCTGGTATAGCAGAACCACCAGATACAGGCCCTGCAAGAACTAAATTAGCAGCCTCAGCCTCATGAGCATGTGCAGCATTCCAATCCGATGGAAGGACTAGAGTAGTATCAGGGTCATCAGACTTCGCACTAACCTTTTGGTGCTTTACGCTCACGTTGGCGCCTCAATATATCCTCAGCAACTACACGTTTACGAGGTTTAGGGGGTCTAGGCCAGATTACGAACAAGGTACCAAGAAGGAGTAGGATGATAACCAGTCCTATTCCAAGCCCTAATAGCATTAGTGGCCTAGTTTGGTCTTGTGTCCCTTGAGACTCTTGGCAGAAGTGAAGCTACGACCACAGGAGCACTCAAAACCCTCTCCAGCAGGAGGTGGCACAGTGTCCTTCATAGTGATATGGTCACCTACAGGCGCCCTATTAGGATTATCATACGGCATTTACTTACTCCTTGTCTTAGGATGCTTTGCACCCTTCATTACCTTGCCACCTGGCATTCGATGAGTCTTGCCCTGGACTTGTGGATGAGTACCCATCACCTCACGAGTAGTCCGAGGCCGCATCCCATGCTCAACCCCATGTAGGAGTCTCACCTGAGCCTCAGCATTTGCCTTAGTTGTGCCTTTGCTGTGAACATTGCCTGTTTCCGTGTTAACCACAGTAAATCTGCCATCACCAACGGCCCTCACAGAGTAAGGCATTATAACCTCCTTATGGGCAATATTGGGGAGAGGGTTGCCCCGGACCTCCACGACCTCTCCCCTCTATTGCCCTATAAGAATAGGCCTACGTGAGTTTGGCTAGACCTGACGCCAACTGCTCGTCTACGGCAGGTACACCCAGACTTACCATTGGCTCCAGGTATACTGTGGTATCATTGCACACAGGAGTTGTGCCTGAAACAGTATACTGCAACCTGACCTTGGTAATGGTCTGTCCAGATGCGGGTCTGGGAATGTAGACAGGCCGTGCTATCTCGATATTGTCATCGGCACCATCCAACTGAGGGAAGGAACCTATCTTGAAGTAGGTTGAACCTCCATCAATTGAGGCCTCGATGTCAAAATCGAATAGTGGGGTAGTGCCTGTGATGAGGGCATTGTTCAGCCTGGCTATGGCGAAGAATCCACCCTCAGTATCTACCGCTGTCTGCTGACCTGTGGCAGTAAGGTCTGCTGCGTTAGCCAGCCTCAGGTTAATATCTCTTGCCACTTGGACCTCCTATGAATGAACTATTCTGACTGATGAGGAACGCTTTTCCTGCTCCTCAATTGGAAGGGGAGAGGCATGAGAGCCATCAGCCATAATGGAATCAGTATCACGGTCCTTCTCCAGCTTGTAGCCGCTGAGTATCCACCCTAGTTCTAAGTGGTAAAAGTCCCAACGGAGAGCCTGTGCCTCCTCTAAAGTCCTGGCAACAGGACGCTCTGACTCCCACTCCTCACCTGCGGATACTCTTTTGACCTTCCGATACAGATTGCCATTACGCTCATAAACCTCTGGTAGCTCTCCCGATTCCATATTGTCCTCCTACTATGCGTCAAGGATTCCGTAGAGCCTCGCAGCGCCACGAGGATGCTTGACTACGACACCACAGTACCACTCAATCCTACCCAAGTGGTAGGGGCCAGCCTGAACCTCTCCAAAGTCCTTGACTGAGGGGAGGCTCTTTGACTGGATACCGTGAACATGGTCAGAACTGAACCTAATACAGTAGACACTAGCTGTATCCGAGGTGCCGTCCCCAGGGTCCTCATCGTAGCCCAAGAAGGTGCTACCATCATCCTCACGCCGGACAATCCTAATGGGAGTACCAGCATAGGCTATCTGCTGCTTACCGAAAGCATCCTGGGTGAAGCTGATGAGGCTGGAACCAGTCTGAGCACGAACAAGGGCAGTCAGCTTACGGCGGACTGTAGGACTCATAAAGAGAACCTTATCGGCACCATCGCCTACAACTGCATCTAGGAGTGTATCCAGACTCGCAAGTGTCAGGGCACCTCCACCGCTGGCTTGCAGAATCTTCTGTCCTCCAATCAGGCGCTTACGGATACCATCGAAGGAGAATGCATCGACCACCGTGTCGCCTTCGAAGAAGGACTCCGAGAACTTAATTCCTGCTTGACGAGCCTTCATCCGGTACTTCTCAGCTTTGAGGTTGAGCAGGTTAGACATAACCTCGACCTCGAAGTTGTCAACCTTGACCTCACCACCGAGAATAACCAGAGGCTCAAACTCTGGATTGATTACACCTGCGTCAGGCGTGTATGTGCCGCCAACACCACGGAAGGCCACTGTGCCTAGCGTTCGCTCCTTGTGGTAGCGGAACGCAGGGCCATTAATGGTCTTCATAGGTAGATATTCTAGGATTGGAGAGGTCTCTACGATAATCTTTGTGACTGCCCTCTCCAACTCATCCTGACTATGCTTGGCAGCCTCTAGAAGTGTTATGTCCGCCATAGCTTCCTCCTATTTCTTCTCAGACTTCGACAATGCACTCTCTAGTAGCTCGTTAGAGGGTGTGCCTAGAAGGTCAGGTGTAGCGCCTGTCCTTCGACCTGATGTTAGTGGGGGCCTATCCTGCTCTAACTCTGCAAGCTGCTCCTGCTTGTGAGTCTCCCACTTCTCGGCTAGTAGCTCCTGAGCGCGTGCTTCTACTCGGCTATCAATAATGGCCTGGCCAATAGCCTGACCCCAGGATACAAGGCCATCGACTCCCATATGAGTAAAGTTCTCAGGTTTTAGCTCTGCCTTTACAACATCGTCTAAGCCTGAGTTCTCTAACATATGAGAGTATACAGCAACCTGGGCCGCATTGGAGTAGACCTCTGAGGCACGAGCAACAGCCTCTGGACTGAGACCACCACCAGATTGTTTACGCTCCTGGTATTGAGCATAGGCAGAGGCAGCCTTAGAGTCAGCCGAAATCTCCTCCCCAATTTCCTCTTGAGTCATTGAGGAGAAGTGCTCATCCCAGAGCGCGTGGTCAGCCCGTTCTCGCTCAGTTTGAGCAATAGCAGGCCGCTCACGTTCCAGGACTGCTGCTACCTGGGCTGCCCCTGCCCTATCCGCCCATGACTGGAGCATTGGACCTAATGCTGGATGTGCTAGAAGTTGCTGAATGTTGAGGTCCTTGAGAGGGTCAGGAGCTTCCTCCTCCTCCCCTTTCTCCTCTTCTCCAGCCCCTCCCTCACCATCACCAGTTCCAGCACCGGTTAGGCCAGGCTTGCTCTCCTTCTCAGAAGTGCTATCACCTGCACCATCGGCACTTTTATCTCCAGCACCCTTGGATTGAGGGGGAGCTACGGTTCCCTCAATCTCATGGGCTAAGGCGGCTATGTCAGGGTCAGTAGGCATAATTTATCTCCCCAATCTGGTATCACGTTACCATATCTGTCTGAACGTTGTCAATACCCATCTGGGGCGCTGCCCAGATACGATTTACGTTGGTCTGGCTCATCTCGAACAACTCCGCAACAGCAGCCACAGGTAAGATTCCTTCCAGAGCCTTTATCTTAGGATTACGTTCTCGGTTTCTAATACCCCTTACCCCACCCTCAGACTCATATCGGCATTGTGCTAGAGGGCAGTTAAGGCAGCAGGATGATACTTCGCAGCCGCAGGAGCCGTGATGGTTGCAGGTAATTACGGGCTTCATCGGGAGCGCCTCTTATGCCTACCCTGCATAAAGATAGGAGTTGCTCCAAACCATTTGGCAAGGGCAGCGTCGGCCTCTGGATTAGCAAACCTGTAACGCTCTTTGAGGTCACTGACTATGGATTCAACCTGACGAAGAACTGGCAAGTCAGAGGCTATAGATGCAGCCTGCTCAAGTGGATACCCCTGCTTGACGAGACCTTGGACTATTGAGAACACATAGTCATCGGTAGTCTCATAGGGGCTTAGTTCAGGTGAACCTTTCCTGATTGTATCCCAGACTGAATCCTCTAGCTCGAAGTAGGGTCTAAGAGTTCTAATTGCCTTCTTGTATTCCTTTGTGAGTGGAGTGTCTCGGAGGCCTGTGTTATCCTCAACATAACGTTTCTGCTCAGGCGTCCAGGAGTCCTCTAAGTCGTTCAGACTAACAGCCAGCTTCTCAGGGTCTATGTTACCCCAAGGTGTGCGGGCATTGATGAAGGCATCTCGTTGCTGTTGAAGTGCCAAGTCATTAGGATTATCAGGTACTTGAAGCCTACCCGCTGCCTCTGGATGGTCACGTTCCCACTGGTCAAAGGCTCCTGCACGGGCAGCATTGATACGCTGGTACTCGGCTCTCCATTCAGGACCAGCCATACCTGCTGAGTCAAGTGCCTTCATCTGAGTCTCATAAGTATCAAGCAGAGTGGTGCGGGCCTCAAGCGCCTTGCCATATTCACTTGTGGCTTCTGGACGCTTCAATTCTGGCCTAGCCCTCTCAAGCTCAAACTTCTGCCTAGGCTCAAGGTCAGGCCAATTCTTCTGGAATGACTCCTGAGCGGCCTCATTACGACGGTTAGCAAGGTTCTCATAAGCTGTAAGAGGAGCAGCCTTTGTACCAAGTATTTGGAGAGCAGAGGCTCCAATCTCCTGTGGAGTCTTGGGAATACCCTCTTCACCTGCCTGTTGGAGAGAGATAGGCCCTAGCTGCTTTGTAAGCTGTCCAAGACTAACCAGAACCTCCTCAGCATTACCCCATTTGAGGTCAGCACCTTGGATTGTGTGGCCCTGAATGAGGTCATAAATGCGGGCAACTGCAGGAGAAGCCTTGGTACGTGCAATATAGCTAGTGCCTTGAATAGGATTCGTGGCCCCTATATAGATAGCCTTCACAAGTGAATCCCAGGGGCCAAAGACGCTAATATCACGGCCAAGTGCTCGTATCCTTAGGAAGTTAGAGCTAGAGGGATTGAAGTCAGTCTTGTTGCCCAGAACCTCATTGAGAGAGTACGTAAGGGCCGTACCCAAGATAACCAGCTTGGATATTGCCTTAGCTGCCTCATTCCCTCCTAGTGTCCTCTTCGTCAAGCCATCTGAAACTAGACCTATCTGGGAGCGGAAGAATCTGGGGGCGAACAGCATTGCAGTCTCCAGGCTGGTAGCCTTCCCACCGGTGTAGCCTGTTGCAAGGTTAACCATACGGGCTAGGCCCTCTAGGTCTTTAGTTGATGCACCAGCCTTAGCCGCTGACTCAAACATCTCCAGACGCAGGCTATTCCCGAAACGGGTGAACCAAGTATTTGACAGTCTGGCAGCCTTACCAAATCCAGGAAGTTTCTCAGGCCAGCCTGAGAAGAGGAACTCACCCATATCGTTGCGGGCTGCGAAGTGACCTCCACTCTTGAGGAAGTTATCGAGTAGGCCACTAGCCTGGTGTGCTGCAATCCTCTCATCATAGGCAGTAGTAAAGGCATATCTAAGGGATTGTATATAGGCTTTAGGGTTATGAGCAGCACCTATTAGGCCCTGGACACCCATAAAGGATGCATCAGCAGTCGCCATCAGGGGCCTGATAAGGTTGTTGAACCTGTTAACAGTTGACTCCAAGAGGCCAGAAGCCTTAGGACTGTCGAAGTCTAGGAGCCTTTCACCAACCTGCTCGGAATAGAACTTGCCTCGGAAACGTTTAGGAAACTCTCTTGTACCGCCAGCGGTTAGTTCCCGCATAATAGTAGCTCGACGGGCCTTAATAGGTTGGAGTTCAGCACGAGCAGTTCTAAGTAGGCCCCTAGCTTCCTCTTGGATTCCAGCTAGAGTAGCTTGGCGGCCAGCCTTCAGAGGTAGTCCAGAGGCCTCCTTTGCTCTCTTACCAAGGGCCACAAGGTCATTCTCAACAAGTTTTCCTGGCATACGGAAGGCCCATCTACTGCCTACACGTTTGGCAATGGTTGCCTCACGCTCTAGGGACTGTAGACGCCTAATCCTCTGTACTAGAGCGACTCCCTGCTTAAGTAGGTCTGGAGCCTGTTGGCCCAGTAACTCAGTAACACTAAACCCATAGGGCCTAAGTGCTGCCTCAAGCCATTTGTCTGCGACACGGTTATAACCCTGAACTATACGGGCCTGTTGAGCATCAGCAAACCCCATATACTCCAGGCCAGCTTCAATACCTTCAGCCTTAGTAGAGACACTACGGGGCTTCTCGAAGGCCTGCTTAGCACCTAGCTTCTCCTTGACAACAGGGCCTACTGGGACTGTCTCCTCAAGCTGTGTCAAGGATTTTGGGTCAGTGATATTCACTGGGCGGCGGATTACCTGACGGTGAGTATAAATGCCACGAGGAGTAGGTATGTCATGGACTTTAAGGCCAGCAGCCTTTTCAGTTTGGCGGAGGATACTTAGCTGTTCATTGACCAGCTTGACTGCGCCTATCTGTTGGGGGTTGAGCTTGAAGTCCTTATAGGTCTCAATTACATCATCAATATAAGGCTGACCTGGGAGGTCTAAGACTCTCCCCTCATTGTTAAGCCTAAAAGTCTTGCTTACAGCCGCACGTATTAGGTCATTAGAGCGGGCAGCAGCATTGTGACCAAAGGCTCTAATCCTGCCATACTCATGGAGGAGCATTCCCATATCATCATCGATAAGACGGACTCCTCGACCTTCTAGCCAACGCGTAACTGAGCCTGGAAGGGAGTTGCCTATTACCCTCCTACCAAACTGAGTAAGAGAGAGATTCTGACGGGCATCGATGATGACTTCCTCTGCTGTATGGACTCCAAACTTATCTAGGGTAGTTCCCCTCATACCCTGGATAATACGCTCCATCTCAGGGGATTCAGCAGCACCCCCAGAGATTGCAGGAAGGATATTCTTAAGGGCAGCCCTACTACCTATACCTGAGAAGAGTGCGTCTAGGACTGGAAGCCTAGCAGCAGTCCTAGCACCAATCTTGCCAACTGCTCCTGTCCCCCCCAAAATCAAGCCTGGATAATTGAGAGGGTCAAACACAGTATAAGCTGTAGCCTCTGCTGCTATCTCATGCTCTAGCTCAGGCGAGATTGGTATTGGCCTCTTCCTAAATACATCAGAAACACCTGGGATACCGCTTTTCCCTAGGAGGCCTCCGCCTGCCCCTATATCAGCATACTTCTCTCCAAGTGGCCTACCAACCTCCCTGTAAGATAGGTCCATTAGCTGCTTCACTGGCCGGAGAACATCCCAGGGCTCTCTAACCTTACCTCGGAATACAGCAGAGGATACATCATCTACTGCACCCAAAACAGGAGAAGCAATCTTACCAAGGATACCTCCACCGCCGCCTTTGGACTTAGTATCAGGCTGAATCTCATCCGCCTGGATACGAGTCATTAGAGGACCTTCTGGACTCCCTAGCTGGGGGAAGAGATTAGGGTCAAGGCCACGGCGTGCCATCTCACCACGGGCCTGACGCCTAAATGCTATACGTTCAGCAGAGGCTCTGAAGGCCCTACCCTCACGCCTGGACCTAACGTCCCTGGGCTCGGACTCCCACCAGTTAGGCATATCTATGAACTCAGGTATCCGCTATCCACTGACTTCCTGCGCCGCTGATTCTGCTGGCCGAATGCTCTGCTCTGGGCAGTAGGACTAGCTTGAGAAGGTAGACTAAACTCCTGGATTATCCTCTTCATAACTGCCTGACCCTGAGGAGAGTTCTGGAAGTCAGTAGGTCTCATTAGGTCTCCCTGCTGGCCAAATGCCCTTGACTGGGCTGTAGAGCTAGCCTGGGAAGGCAGTCTCTTAGGTCTCTTAGCCGACTGCATAAACTCCAAGGCTAGTCGAGTGTGCCTAGGGTCTACTGATATTTGCATATGTGGCATTGCAGCCTCCTAGAAGGAATACTGTGTCGCACCAGTGTTGACATAGGGAATAAAGCCTTCCTGCAATTTCTGGAAATAGTCCTCTGGATTAATACCGACCCGTGTACCTCCCTGTTGAACACCACCCTTGAGAAAGCTCGAAAGAATAGCAAGGTCAGTCGGGTCAAAGGTTTGGAACTGGCTCCTACTAACAGATTGAGTAGTGGGAATGTTGACTCCAAACTGGCCTATACCAGCGGAGACTTCAGGAGCAGCACCTATAATGGAGTTGAACATAGCCTGGATGTCAGCATCAGACCTGACAGCCCCAGTTTGAGGGGCAAGCCCTTGCTCCTGCAGTTTTCTCTTATACAGTTCGTAGGCCACAAAGTCAGCAGGATTAGCGGACAGTTGCGCCTCGGTAGTGTAACGTTGCTGTTTGAGGTTCTCTCGGTCTATTGTAGCCTGGAGGTCGGTTGCATACTTCTGAGCCGCAATCAGTTTGTCCTGGAGATTCATATAGGACCCAGGGTCTATAAATAGGCTGCTAGGGTATCCGGTGGGTGCTGGTGCAGCAGGGGCTGGTGCTGCAGGGGCTGGAGCAGGTGCTGGTGCTGCTGCGCCTACAATCTGTCCTGGTCTCCAACCTCCAAGGAGTGCCTTCTGGAGAGCCACATTGCCTGCTGCCGACCCAACAGGAGCAGTAATCCCAATCTGTCCATAAAGAGTTTTAAGCTCTGCCATTCCTGGCCAGTTGCGGCCTACAAGTCTTGCATAAGTCTGATACGGGTACTCAGCCACAGTTACACCTCCGACCCTACAGGAGCACACATAGCGCACAGAAGAACAGGCATGGAAGTCTGTATCCAGTTGATAGGATTCTTAACCTGTGGATATATTTGCTCTTGAGGTATAAATACAACCTGCGTTAGGCCTCTCACAGCCTGAGAATATTCCTTCCAATGTTGACATCCTGGACAGAAAAAGATTTGCATCTAGAGGAACCTCTTGGCTAAGTCAATAGCCTGCTGAATCTGGCTTGTATCAGGGACTCCTACAGCATAAGGACTGGGAGTGGTTTGTATTAGGTTGAGGGCGATTGCAAACGGGTCATAGGCAATTGGCTTGGACTCTCGCGGCTGGAGGCCGAGACTTGTTGCTAGGCCCCCAGGCTCAAAACCTGTAGAGTACTTGGAGCCTTCTGGGATTGTGAACTGCTGAATACCCTCGAACCGTTCACCTGCCTCTGAGATGGCATCCAGTTGCCTATTGAACTCCTGCATAGCTTGGTCTGAGCGGAGACGGCGAGCCTCAACCTCAGTACCAAGGCCCTCAATGACTGCACTCAGGTAGTTGGACATTCGTTGGTTAGCAGCAGAGGCGGCAGCGGCGGCACTAGAGGCCCCTCCATCCCCAGAATCACCCTCTGTCAGATTCCTATATGCAGCTACATCCTTATAGTACGAGGAGTAGTCACGACCTATAACCTTACCATATTCGTCCAGTAGGTCATAGGCAGGGTCATTGATATTAGGTATAGGAATATCTCCAGGCCCATACCTAGTAGTAGTACCAGTGGGTTGACTTACTCCAGGCTCAGTGAATGGAAAGGTTGCAGGAGCGGAGGTACTTGCCCATATAGCCTTACCAGAGGAGTCATATCCAATAATCTTCTTGGGAGTAATGGGTGGAGGTGTCACAGGGTAAGCAGGCCTAGGAGTAGGTGTTGGAGTTGGCCCTGGAGTTAGCCTCGGTAAAGGTTTAGGTTGTGTCATGCCATACCTCGATTCACAGATAGCCTTGTAATGTGAGTAACGAAGTCCTGAATGTCCTTCTTAACTAGCTCCTCTTGGTCAGGCATTCCACGGTATTTGTTAGCGAGCCGTTGAGCAACCTCTTGCCAGTCCTCAGGAGTCATTGTAAGAAACTTCTCTAGCTGCTCATCAGGAGAAAGAGGAACTGAACCATAGGTGTATTCGGCCTCTAGCTCCTTGATAAGCCGCTGCCTCATATCGAAGTACCACTCCTCTACCTCAGTCCTAAGCTTATCAAGTCGAGGGCCAGAGAGAATAGGCATTATGCCCTTTCCCTCATTCCAGGTGGAAACGCTCCTGCTGCCTCCGGCGGTTGTCTCGACTGACCCGCACGAGTGTAACCTCCAGCAGCCTGAGCAGCCTCACCAGTTGGAGAACGACCATTACCCTTCAAGGCTGCCATTAGCTCTTGGACGCCTCCTGGACCTCCTCTTGGAGCCAAGGAGTTGCTACTAATAGGCTGACCATCTGGACCTACAAGGCCAGCCTCAGGAGGTGGAAGTATTCCCACTGTCTCCAAGACATCCTTATAGAGACTAGGCTTGAGAAGCTCCTGTAGGTCCTCCTTCATCCTCTCGTATTCAATCTCCTCTGGCTGCTCCAATCTCATCCCACTCTCAAGCACTATCCGACGAGGGATATGGCCGCGAGCGTGCATCCTGTCATAGAACTGACCCTCAGCGATGATGTTCTGTGGGAGCATAGGGTCAACTTCGACTGTAATAACAGCAGGAAACTCTTTAATATCCTTAGGAGATAGAGAAAGGTCATCAATCCAAATTTCCTGACGGGCACTCCTAACAAGCTCTGACTCTAACCACCTTACTAACTCTGCAAGGGCTAGTTCATAGGAGTCCACAAGATATTGGAATTGGCTACGAGCCATCAGGTATAGAGAGTTGTCACGGTATCCAGAGCCTACTGCCCCAGGTGGAACACCCTTGAATATAGGTGAAACTCCGTGCTGACCCATGAGCCGAAGCATTAGCTCAATAAAAGGAAGAGCAGCAAAGGCATTCTCAGCACCTGCAAATGGGTCTTGAATCTTAGCACCAGCAGGAAGTGCCTCAGCCTGGTCACCCTTGAACTTCCAGGTTCGAGGAACGAGGTTATTATCCTCTCCCGTCTCGAAACCCTCAGTGGAGCCCTCTGGAAGCTCTATGGTGAGGCGCTTGCGAACAACAATCTCCACTGCCTCAGCAACCCTTGTAAGAGCACGATTAATAATGGGCTCATTATGGCGGAATATCTCTGCTACAGAGATGCCATACTTGTCAGGGTCACGGCTAACCGTAGTCCGGCCTATTGCAACAAAGTAGTGAACAGAGGGGTCTGCCTCCTCATACATCAGTTTCCCATTAATGTATATCTGATACCACTCCTTAGACCAGTATTCAGTTACTAAGGTCAGAGTCTCGGTGCTTGTACCATAGGGAAGAGGTTGTATCTCCTCAATTGGCATACCTGGGGTAGCAGAGACAATAGCACTAGAAGAGGGAGTCCCAAAGGCAGCCTCAGTCTCTCTCTTTGGACGCCAAGAGTGCTCCAAAGCCTCTACAATCTCATCTCCTGGACCGAGCCGATAGAAGAACGTAAGAGGGTGAACTGGGACAACCTTGAATGGAGGCCCCCAGAAACGCTTTAGTGCTCTCTGGCGGTCATTGAACTCAGCATCAGTCTCCTTCACACCGTTGGTAATAAGACGTTTCCTATCAGTCTTAGGCCAAGGGTAGAAGGCAGCCTTAAGAATACCCATACCAAGACCAGCCTGACCGTCCACAGTCTCATTGAGCATCCGGCCTATTTTCTTGAGATAAGCGTTCCAGAACTTCTCACGCTTGGAGGAATTAGGCTGGGCAGTTGCAGAAGTCCTCAATGGAGCTACTCTAACCTGTGGAAGATTAGTTGTAAGAGATGCTTTAACATTCTCGATTAGCTCAGATGCGGCACCAATACGTATTTCAAGCCCTGATGGACGCTCCTCATCAGAGAGCTTTACAGGGTCCTCTAGATGCCTAACAAGCTCAATCTCAGAGATACGCTTATGGAGACCCTCAAGATTCCTCTTTAGCTCATAGAGCAGCTTGGTTATATAGGTAGAATCAGGAGCTTCCATTAGAACCTCGAATAGTCACAAAGTAAAAGTAACCAAGGAAGAGATACGCAAAGAAGGCTAGTCCTAAGAGAGGGACAACCTGTAGAGTTCCAAAAAAGAGAATCATTCCTATCATCCAGCAGAGATTTCTTAGTCCTAAGCTCCTGTGCCACCACCGAGGTTGTATCTTCACAGCCTAAAATCCCTTTATAGAAACGAACCGTCTGGGAGTAGAGTGGGCATCCGCCAGGATGCAAGCAAAGGCGAGCGCATCCAAGCGGTCATCATGCTTACCAAAGGGTACTGCACATAGCTCCGACTCAACTGAGACTCCATCAACAGTAGGCAAACCTTTCGGGAGCAGTAGCCTACCACTGGCAAACTCCGAAGAAAGATACATAGCACGGCCAACCTTATCGCGGTCGAGCCCTACTACCTTGTGCATTACCTGTCGACGAGTCCTATAGGGAATCTCTCTGAATGGGAGATTAAACCTTCGCTTCATGGATTGGAGTATATGGGCCTGGAAGCCTATGGTCTCTATACCAATCGCTCGAAGCCCTGCAGTTCTCTGTGCCCTCTTGACTATCTCTAACTCACCTTGGCTAACCTCACACCTAACTGCCGAGAGTTCCAGCACATACTTGATATTGCGCTGTATAGAGAGGCCCACAGAGGCAAATCCCCAGTAGTCGGAATAACTCTTTGCCGTAGCTGCAGGGTCAATTCCCATAAAGATATGAAGAGGAGTATTGGGGATTGTGTCCTTATCCCAGTAATGAATCTCCTCACGGCGGATGATGTTGCCCTCAGCGGCCTCCGGCTGACACATGAAGGTGAGCGCAAAGAGCATATCACCCTTGTCCTGGCGTTTGGCCTCAATCACTTCAGGAGTGAACCGAGTTGGGGAGAGGGTAGGCCCCCAAGGATAGTCCCCAGCAACAGGCATCACTATGATTGTGAATCCCATGTCCTCAAAGGTGGGAACCAGGTCTTCAACTCCCCATCGAGTTAGAAGGCCAACAATCCTTCCACCTTCAAGAAGCCTATCAATAATTACTCCTCTAACCTTGCTCCTTTGAAGCTCCATTGTAGTAGGACTACGAACATCCTCTTGGTTGGTAGGGTCGTCGATGATGATAATGTCAAAGTGAAGGCCCTGATAGGGGCCATTCATGCCTGTGGCCATTAGAGTTGGCTCAGGGTCAGTAATGTCTCGCTTTACATACAGGACAGATTTAGTCCACTGTTTCTCAGAATCCTCTTGGACTCCAAAGGCTGACCTGTAGACATTATTAGACTTAATGGTTTGGCTGATAGCCATTAGCTGCTTCTCAGCCTGCTCACCAGCATTCATTAGCCAGAGGATTCTAACGTTACAATTATGCCCAATCGCCCTCTCCACAAAATGTCTAACAGTTGTAGACTTAAAGGTATCAGGAGGACAAACGATAAGGGTCCTATGGAGAGTTTCTAAACCCTCAGCCCATGCCTCCTGATATAGCTCATATGTGTAGTGGTGGACAGCCTGAGCATAGGTTGCCTGGTCACCTATTTGAGCAGCCATGACCCTGGCAGCAAACTCCGAGTCAACCCCAGAGGGAGCCTCAACTACCATCAGACTCCACCACAGAAGTCTCGATTAGTCCTTGCTCCTGTGCAAACTTTCCATTGGAGGTGAACCTATCCAGCAGCCTCCTAGCAGCAACCCTCTTAGCCTCCTCAGATTCTACTTCCCTTCCGTCAACAATAAACACACCCTTCTCTACGTGAATAGGAGCACGTTCACCATGCTCAGGCTCCAATGCCTTCTCTAATGCGAGTAGGTCCGATGGCCCATAAAGCCTACGAATAACTTTGAGGTAGTCATACTCAGTCTCCGTAAGAGAGTTGAAGTTATAGGCCGCCCTGTATAGAATCTTAAAGTCACGGCGGAGAGCCAACCTAAAGTTCCTCATGAACTCCATACGCAGGATGTCTCTACTGAGAGAGTGCTGAAGGAAGCTGAGCTTAGGCCCCTCTAGCTCCTTGAACTCAGGGTCGTCACGTCTCCACTTGTTTACCGTATGTTGAGAAACCTCGGCCATAGTGCAGGCCTCACGGACTGAGAACCCACAGGCACGATAGCTCAAATAGGATGCCTTCCGAGGGTGATTAGATGCTGGCAATCTAGCTTGAAGCATCTCCTCCAGGTCATTCGGCTCTATGTCGAGAGTGCCGGACTCAACCTGTTCAACCTCGTGTAGCTCCTGCTTGGGACCTATGACAAAGATTTGTTCAGATACCATTTGATTCCTCACCATCATTATAACATAAGACAATAAGCTTGTCAAGTGCACCGAGGGTAATTTGAGTATATAGTTTGGTATAGTTGTGTGTTTGAGTATATATAAGATTTGCACTTGACAAAAACACACCACACTTGCTATAATAATAGTGAATAACCAATAAGGAGAGCTATGGAAATTGACCGCAAGGTATACACCGTCAAAGAGGTCGCTGCACAGTTAGGGATAAGTCCCGAATCCGTTTACAGGGCTGTACGAAGAGGTACGATACCGTCTGTATGGATAGGTGGACGTGTGCTTATTCCTATAGAGGCTTTTGAGAGGCTGCTGGAACCTATAAGAGCTTACCAGGAGAAAGAGAAGGCCTTTAGAGCGGGTGACGGCCAATCAGGTTCCATATGACCTCATATAAAGACATAGACAGGGTTTTCCGCGAAACCTTCCTCATGGAAGACCCTTATGTGCTACCTGTAGTGCTCGCCACAGTTCTGTCCCACTATACAAAAGGAGACCCTATCTGGCTAATGCTCATTGCGGAGGCAGGTTCGGGAAAAACAGAGCTACTGAGTTCTTTGGAGGGTATACCACAGGTACAACCTCTAGATACCATCTCACCTAGGACCTTCCTCTCAGGATATGAACGTTCTGATAAGGGACAAACTAGCCTACTCAAGCGCCTTGGAAACCCCATATTTACAATAGAGGATTTCAGCACAGTTCTTTCCGAACATGCCCCTGACCAGAGAAACATAATGGGGCAGTTACGAAAGATATATGATGGGAGATATGTTAAGGATGTAGGAAGCGAGAAGGAATCTATCACCTGGAGAGGAAAGGTCACCCTTATTGCCGGCTGCACGCCCGCTATAGACGGTAAACAAGGAGGAATGGCAAGCCAGGAACTAGGAGAGCGCTTCCTAGACTATCGATACCATATTTCTAATCCTCTTGCTACAACAGAAGCAGCACTTCGACAGAATGGAACTGAGGCTGAAACAAGAAGGCAGAGAATGGAACTTGTAGGACAATTTGTTGAGGGCTATAACCTCAAGATGTTATTTCCCCAGATTCAGGGCCCTAAACTTCCACCTGATATTATGAAGAGATTGCCTGCTCTAGCAGATTATACCGCCCTATGTAGGTCAGAGGTGTCAAGAGAACCTTATACCCACGAAATAACCAGACTCCCTCAGAGGGAAACTGGAACACGATTGGTGAAGCAGCTAGGCAAACTCGGAGAGTCACTTCTACTTGTTGACCAATCCCTCAACATATGGTCAATCCTATACAAAGTTGCAATGGACAGTATTCCTCCTCTTCGCCTTGCAGTCCTCCAAGCCCTTACAGAGCCCAGGAAAACAAGCGAAACCGCAAGACTGCTGAGGTTGCCAAATGTGAGTGTCCTAAGGGTACTCCAGGACCTTGAAGCATTGGATGTTGTTGAGTCATCAGGAACCGAGGTAGGAGGATATGTTTGGAGGAGACTGCTGTGGATTGAAAATTAGAACAGAATTAGAACGCATATCCCATCTTCTATATTACACACATTACTATAGTAAGGGTGTCACCCCAAGTCTGGGATTCACCAACTGATAAGAAGATTATACACATGAGCAAACCCATCCGCTATCGTCGCTGTCCTGTCTGCCACACAACTATGCCTGCAAACCGCCTACTATATGTAGACACATTGGGTAAAAGAAACTGGAACCATATTGGTAGAGCCCTACGTCAGTGCCCTGAGTGTGGTAGCTCAGGTCCTACGTGTGACTTTCCTATTGTTCGTGATGGTGAGATGGCTAGTCTATTGCAGGAGTATGAGGAGTCCCTAGGAGGTTAATTGTGGCTGATTGCAGCAAATCCTCTACTGGTGCTCACTACTGGATTATCTCAGGTCAGAATGGCGCTAAGGTTCCTGGCAAGTGCAAATACTGTGGAGAGGAGCGGCTATTTAAGAATACCTTTGAGCCGGAAGGAAATCCCACTATTGGAAAATACAGGTACCGCGACCCTATCAGCGAGAGAGCCAGAAGGGATTACGGATGATTGCAGGCTATCTCAGGCGCCTCAATAGGAAGTGCTCTGTTTGCGGTTCTAGGCTTTACCTCCCAGATATTACATTCTGGATTTGCCTTAGATGCTATTTGGAGGCCTAATGGTCCTATATTGCGCTCACCACTTTACAGCCCCATTTGTTCGCGTTACTGAGGTCAAATGTCCTAGTTGTGGACTGCTCTGGACTTATACCTGTGACTCATGTGGCTTCCAACGTAGTGTTCCCTTTGTAGCCTCAGTGATGGATTATGTAACTATCTCGAAGACAGACGAGTCTGACCACCTCTGTGGGTGTGGGGAGCCTGTGTTAATTGCCTCTGAGCCAACTGTTGAGGTTCTTTTCCCCCAATTTTCCTAAAAATATGGTTAGAAGGCAGAAAGCAAAGGAATGACTGTCGCGCGTAGGGGCATAGCTTAGGCCACACTTGCGCAATTCGGCTGTAGGATGGTTCTCATTGGTGGTGCTGTAATGGGCCAATGGTTTACCCCAGAAAAGAAAATGGAGGCCTCTGTTGGGCCACACAATGCGTCTGGTGTCATGTGAGATGGTTGCCAGCACTGAGGATGACACCAATGGTTACCAAAGGAAAAAGAAAGCCCCCCATCAGTGGCCGGGCATTCACGATGGAGGGCTTATCGCTCTATTGGGAGTGTGGTCTAGCCGCTTACAGTGTGGCCGGCAGTCGCCAGCTTGCTAATGATACTGGCGCGATTCAATGGGCCGGAGTCTGGGAAGAACACTTTGCAGGCAGCGCTGGCGCTGGGGTATTCCGTCCCGTTGACAGTCAGTGGAACGGACTTCGCGCCACCACGACCTGCGCCACCACGCTTGACGCCTTTGGGCGCAGTCGGGATGTTCGGGCCCTGCCACTTAGCGGGCGAGATGACCAGTTCTGGCGTCCCGATACCACTAGCCGCCGACGTGAAACCAGTAACGTTGAACTTCTTCAGCACATCGGAGCAGGCACTAAGCGCATCCCGAATGGCACTGGCAATGAGTGTACCAGCTTCGCGCAGTTCAGCCGTGGTGACTTCCCATTCGGCAACCTGGATGCGCTTCCGAGCCACGTCGATACTGGCGTTCACGGTGTCAACGGCTTTCTGGGCATCGCGCACGTAGCCTGCCATCTCTAGCAGTTCATCAACGCTTGCTGACTTCTGGGCTTTGCCGAATGTGGACTTAGCACTGTCCAAGTCGCGCTGTGCCTGAGCCAAATCGCCAGTGGTAAGCCGCTCGACTTGGGCGTTCAGGTCTTCCACTGTTGGGGGAACCGACCCAGCAGCTTTGAGTCCAGCGTTTCGGTCTTTTTCCAGTTCTGTGACCATTCGATTATCTCCTTTCAATGGTCTGATTTTGCTGCCCGACCACTACATTCAATATACCATGACCCTGCACAATGTCAATAGCCTGGTTGTGAAGATTTCAATATTACACGGTAACGTGTAGTGGAGAATTGATTAGGCTAATTAGCAGTTCTTGGGCTGGCAGGAATTGTTTAGCTGTATAAGCTAATGCACATCATACAACTAGCACACAAGTTCTATGCCCAAGTTGACATAACTAGCTTGACAACGCCAAGCATCCTATGTATAATGGATAGGACAGATGGGGAGCAGAGCCATAGAGGAGATACAGGCCATCATGGGTAAGGTTCTACCGTTTAAGAGAGTGAGCGACCCCGCTCTGGTTTGCAGGGACTGCGGGCAACCGACAAGAGGAACGAGAATCCTCTGTGCCGGCTGCATATTCGGACGTATGGGAGAGAGTGCAGCCAGGGAGATGAGTGCTGACGAGGAAGGGCATCCTTCAAGTCCGTAGGCATGGTAGCTACCATGTGAGCGGACAGCCACGGGGTGCAGGCGTGTCAACAACATGTTTCGCCTGCAATGCATCGAAGTTGACCGATGCCTTCCCCCGCCAGCACTTGAGGAAGGGGAGCAGATGGACAAGCTAGTTGACGAGGACGGTGAATATTGCCGCCTAACGAGGAATGAACGGAGGGTGCTCCAACGTGAACTGAACATGATGGGCTATCGCTACCTAGGTGGTGAGAAGCCTTCTCTAAAGGAACGACGGCGTATCAGGGAAATCCAGGCACTCCTCAGTTCTGACGTGGGGATGTGGGAACGCATTAGCAGAGCGCGTTAGAGCCTCTGAGCACTTAGAGAGGAAAGGAGGTGATACAGATGGCAACTCCAGCCGAACGCAAGCTCATAGAGGACTGGCTAGACGAGGAAAGCCAGAGCCTCGATACACAGCCTGGTCAGACGGCGCTAAAGATGGCACTGTTTAGTGCCATTGACGATGATGGGGATTGGCTGTATAACCAGCTAGGCAGGACGGCCAAGCGAATCGACCCGCGACTGTTCGAGCCAGACCGCTAGCACCTCAGTGAGGAGAGGAGGTGATTACAAATGGAAATGCCTGACGACAATATCCTAGAGAAGATTCGTGCGTTACTCCGACTGGCGAATGACCATGCGGCTACAGAGGCCGAGGCATCACTGGCAATGGAGCGAGCGCAGGCATTACTCCTCAAGCATAACCTCGATATGTTGGATGTCAAGCTGGACGAGGATAACTTCTCATTTGAGGTTCTAGATGAGGAGTTCAACATCGGACGGGCTGACTGGAGGAGCACTCTGCTAGGTGTAATAGCTAGGCAGAACTTCTGCCGTGTCATTACCCATAGGGCATTTGGTCGGCATCCTAGCATCATTGGTAGGAAATACAACATTGAGGTTGTGCAGGAGCTATCGCTGTGGCTCGCAGGCCAGCTTGACACCCTGGTCATGGCCGACATCAATGCGCGAGAGTTCCTAGGTGAGACCGTTGACCGCACCTGGAAGGATTCATTCCTCTATGGCGCGATTAACCGAATCAAGGAGCGGCTTATCGAGGTTAGCTCACAGAACAATGGGCAGACACAGGCTCTTGTGGTGTGCCTGGATGAGGAAAACGATGCCTTCATCAAGCAGGCATATCCCAATCTAGGACATGGTAGGACATACTCCATCGATGCAAGGGCTTACCAGGCTGGTGTGTCTGCAGGTAACACAGTGTCAGTCCTACCAAGCCGGCGACAAGTCAGATAGGATAGGAGATAATGATAACAGGTGAAATGATAGATGAGGCTCTAGCAAAGTCGCCCGTTAAAGAGGGCAGTAGGGTCAGAGTTGACGGAGTTGAGGGGATAGTCCTCTATGTGTATTATAATGGGTATGCGCTAGTGGAGTTCCCTGACACCCCTATCACTGGTGGCATCCTCAACAATAATAGCACCTACAAATGGAACAGATTGGAGGTGATTACAAATGCCTAAGGCACTAGAGCAATACCTACTCAGGAAGTTGGCCTGGATGAACATCGGGCCGGAAGAGGTTACTCTCCTCGAGGTCAGGAAACATTCGGTTGTGATGCTCTTTGAGCGCCGCGATGTGACGGCCAAGAGGATAGTGTTTCACATTGAAGGATAGGAGGACGAAGTGAGCACAGTCATTCAGGATGACGAGTATGAGGACAGGGAATCGGCAGACATAGTGGCCTCAGGCTATGAGACTGCCTGCCCTAATTGTGACCATCTTGTTCAACTGATAGAGGTGCCTCGATATGGGTACTCTATCGTTTGCATCTGTGGTTACACCTTCAAGACAAGCCTGCCAGAGCACGCCTATGCCTGACGTAAGCATCGAAATCCTGCAAGTGTATGGCCACAGTCACAACAGGCCAATTGCTCCCATACAGGCGCGAGGTAGAGTTCAGGGTGAGTCTGAGGCCTACAATATAGTAGCCCGAAGGATTCTAGAGGTTCCTAGGGCTATTCTAGTCCGCCGTTCCTCATGGGCTGCACGTTATGGGGATGGTGGCGACCTACCATTCTAACCATGCCTGACCTATCCCACCACGACCTCACCGTAACCATACGCCACCTGCGGTCTCAGCCTGTAGATGACCTATGTGACCTGCGAGCCGAGCTATGGTGGTTCACAGCGGAGTATCTAGGTGACATCTGCTGTCTACCAGGATGGGGAGACCTTACGAGGAGTGCAGCACAGACAGCGGCCCACGCCAATGGTAACCTTCCAGAATACTGGAATGAATAGGAGGACATAAAATGGAACGGACTGAGCTAACCTTTACATTCGAGCGTTCCACTAAGAACACTCAGAGGTATCAGGAAGTAGCCGAGTACGACCCGCCTGCTGTTGGTACACTCTATATCCATAAGTCAGTTGCAGGCAGCAATCCTCCTCAGACATTGAGGGTAGTGATTGAGGTAGTGTAGCTATGAAACCCCTACAATTCTGTATTTGTGGTCACACCAAGGTATCGCACATGAATCATAGAGACATTGCACCTTATGAACCATACCTCGGTTGGTGCGTAACGGAAAAATGCCCCTGCAAAAAGTGGATACCAGATGAATGAGCCAACCTCTGAGCTAAGTCAGTACCACAGGCAAACCTGTCGGTGTACCCACAGTAGGGGCCTACACTCCAAAGTCATAGGGATGAAGGAGCGAAACGGGGCCTGCTGTGCTCACTTTCCTGACAGGTGTGCCTGTATCAGATTTCACATGGGAGCAGGTGAGGACCTCCCTCATGCCGCACCCCCGCTGCATAGAACCTCATCTGCTCCCTCCATTTCTCCATATGAGGTCATACTGAAAGGAGAATCCTAATGGAAAGCATTATCATCTTGGCCTTTGTGCCCTGGGTAGCGGGTTTTATCCTAGTAGTCCTATTCTGGCTGGTTGCAGCCATTATGGGAATGAAGGAGTAACATGAAGGTAAGACTTCACGCAGGCACAAGAGAGGAATGGATTGTTGAGACAGGGTACCTCTGTATAAAAGATTCCTGTACCATCTTTGAGGGTCTACCTCCTGACTTCGACCTCTCTATTCCCATATCTATGAGGGAATTAAAGGTTGTTGCGAAAGGACTCTTTATAGGGGCGGTTAATCCTAATGGCAAGTAATTACCCACCAGGAGTAACAGGCAACGAGTTTGCCATTGCAGGGCCTGACTACGAAAGAGAGTCAGACCTACCCTGTGGTAAGTGTGGAGGCCCTACGATGGAGTTAGGCTATCGACACGAACATTGGATAGCCTGTCAATGCGGTTGGACTACTGACTTAGAGGAGAGAGAGCCTGACCCAGACCGTGCCTATGATGAGGCTGTTGAACGCAGATTATTCGGAGAGGAGTACCATGAGTAGCGAGGTAGAGATGCAAGAGGAGAGCCGCAGAGAAAACTTCCGTCATGTTATTTCAGAATTGAAGAGAGGATTACAGAGGCTAGATGGCTCATGTAGGACATCTGCCTCTGGCAATATTAGGGCCATACATGTCCTCTTGAATAACATTCTTGAGGAGGAAACGAGATATAATTGATGTTTAGCCTTAGACATTTAGTTCACAAGCTGAGGGACTTAAACTGTCCTGACCCTATTGCCCATGTCAGGATGCTGCGAACCTTTTGCGGTACACCTGACCGAAGATACTTTCAATGCGTAGCAGTCTGCAATCCCAAGTGTCAGGTGCCTGATAGGATTGCATCTGATATGTGGCAGGAGCTACAGGAAAGGAGACTGACTCGTGTGTGATGAGCAATACTGTAACTATGTGGATAGTAGACTAGAGGAGTTAGGGGAGAAACTCCATAGGATAGAGGATTATATCCGTGGGATTGAGCGCCAGCATAACGATGAGACCTATGACCTCCGGTGTGACCTCGATAAGGTAGTCAGCGATATTAGAGACATTGAAGGGAGAATCCGCTATGTCTGAACCTTTGTTCACCGAAAGACACTATAAAGTCATTGCTGCTACCCTCGACAAGGCATGGACTGATGGAGCCACAGTTGATGATGAGGAAATCCTTAACTTCATCGTCGATAAGCTGATTGAAATGTTCAAGGAGGATAATCCTAGCTTCAATGAGGAGATGTTCCTTGATGCACTAGGCTATGCAGAGGAGAAGTCCTAAACCTTGAGCACACCTCATTTCAAGGAAAGGCTCAGGCGCCAGATACTCGAACGGCATGGATTAGTTCGAGCAGGTCAGGGGCATCTGGAATCTGAGCCTAGGCCTCCTCCCAATAGCCATAAGACTCTGGCAATGCGCTTGCTTGAGCAGCAATTCAAGAGGCCAATTGAGGAGTTACTAATGGAGGGTTCACTTGAGGAGGTAGGGAAGAGGTTGAGCATTCACTTCTCTACTGTTAGTCATTGGAGGGAAAGGCTAGGTTTGAGATGAGATAGTTTTCGTTTGAGTCTGTAGTGGAAATTGATTCAGTCTAGGAAAGGGAAACCGCAATTGACACAGGAACCGGTTCGCCTAAGTACGGCTGCACCCACAGGGCAAAGCCCTCTACGTAGGTTCAAAGGTATACTAGGCCAGTACGCTCCAGAAAAGGTTGAGTTCTCAAGACAGGATGGGACTCCTGGCTCCTTTATGGTTGCCGTATTCGACTTCAAGGAAGTGGAGGTCATAGAGTCTACTGAGCCATACCCGTTCCCCATAGCTCAGGTGAGGATAGGCTACGCCCCTCCAACCTCATCGTTTGGGAAGTCAAGATGGGAGGCCCTTGCTAGTTCCGTCCGCAAGCTGGTGCCTGATGGGGAGTTGGATGCTCTAGTAGGGAAGAGACAGGAGTGGGCTGTTCTCCCTTGCACACTTAACCAGAGGCTTACAGATGAGGATGGCAACGTTATTCTCAACGAGAAAGGCCGTCCCAAGTATGGTGATGTGGAGGGTGAGTCCTGGCAAATTGTCTCTGTGGATGGCCTAGGGTCAGTAGCTCAGGTTGATGCTGACTTCAATGCCTACCTCTCAGCACTAGCCGATGGCAAGACAGAGCAGCAGTTCTATGAGGCAGCACTTACTGACCAGCAGGTTATCACTAAGCCTACTGTAGTCAAGGCTCTAACTGATAGGGTTCTCCTGGATACCCTCATTGCAGCAGAGCGGATAACTAGGGACACAGAGGGTGTCCTACACAAGGTACAGTCATGAGGCAGGGAGTAGAATTAGCTAACCAGCTTGATGCTGACGGCAATCCTAGTGGAGGATATGTCTCTGGAACAGGTCTGCGTATAGATTGGCAGGATGGACCTCTAGGAAGAGATGCCGACAGGCAAGAGCCGAATGGTGCTTTTGTGGAGGATGTAATCTATGCCTGTGTAGAACGTATCAGATTCTACAATACAACCAGTGAGGGTAAGTTTGCCTGTCGCCAGAACTCCCTAGCTATCACCAAGCTAGAGGAAGCCTTGATGTGGTTGGATAATCGCACTAGGGAAAGAGAATCCAGAGGAGTGGAGGGGACTCATATCCCCTAGAAAGGAGTAATTCCTATGGAGTGGGTTGAGGATACGCATCTTGCCAACCGTATGATAGGGGACTTAGCCGAGGAGATTAGGATAGATAAGCCTCTACCACACCTCACGGAGCTAATCTATTGCCTCACTAGGTCCTGGTATAACCGCAAGAAGCCTCTTCAACCCACTCCAAGGGAAACTATGCTCTTTGTTGTAGGTGTGGGCCTAGAGCAGGTATTGCTCAAGCAGCATAGGCAGCATATCGGAGGAGTCCATGACGGTATCTACTATGACATAGACTTCCTGGACTATGAGGGAGAGACAGGAGAATTGAAGTCCACTAGGATTTCAGGTGAGAAGTTCCTAGAACGTATTCCCTCTACTTGGATTAAGCAGGTATTAGGTTATCTCAAGGTCAGAGGTAGAACACAAATAACCCTACCAGCTATGCACCTAATGGGGGACTACAAGCCACCATTTCCTGAGCTTAGAGTGTGGAAAGGAACTGCCACCCAAGAGGAGATAGATGACAACTGGAGGTGGATGTTACAGAGACGTAATGTCTACCTTGACCATATTGAGAGGGATGAACCACCTAAACAGTTCATCTACAACGAGAAGTGGGAGTGTGACTATTGCCCATACAAACTCCTCTGTGATGCTAGAGAGTCAATGAAAGGAGAGACAGGATGACTACTCACTCACCTCACCCTGATATGCACACTCACGGCCTAGCTGATGGTTGTGACCGATGTGCAGAGCACGCTGATAGGCCTCTTGATAGCCTTGATGATGAGAACCTTGATAACCTCGTTCAACGTGTGTTAGGGAAGGCTCCGCCTCGAAGCCTTAACGAGGGCATAGCTATGACCCATGTTGCAGAGGCATTGGGCTATGCACGGAAGTTATCTTCATTCCTTAGTCATGGGCAGTAAGCGTAGAGTGCGCCGACGCTCCTGCCAGACTAAGGCTAGGTATGATACCTATGCCTCTGCTAATGGAGCGGCTAAGGCACTCTCACGCCCTATGTACCAGATGCATCCTTACAAGTGTAGTTTCTGCCAGGCCTTCCACATTGGTAGGCCTCGAAAGGAGACATAATGCCTGACATCTATAAGCGAGCCTGGGAGCTACTCCGAATTAGGATAGAACGCAGCCGAAGGCAAACAGTAACCAAGGTAGAGTTGAGGCTCTGGGCCTTACAAGCACTAGAGCAGGCAGTAAGGGAGGTAGATAATGTCGTCATCAGTTGATGGAGCACTACAAAACATTGAGGCTCTCCGATGATACTAAGCCTCGAAGGTGAGGAATCCGTTGGCAAAACAACCTTAGCCTATTCTGCACCCCTGCCCATTGTAGGATTTGGATTTGACCTAGGAGCAGAGCGAGCTATTTATGGAGGTAGATTCAAGGAACTGTTCGAGGGTCTTAGAATTAATATGGTGCCATACACTAGGAACGAACCCCCTAGTAGTGCATCCTGGCAAGACTCTGACATTACCATATTCGAGTTACCTCCCCCAATCCAACTGGACTCAATACGGGTGAAGGGCTGCCATGCCCTCTGGAACTACTTTATCCAGGCACTAGCTGAGGTAGTGGTAGACCCTCTTATATCCTCCATAGTCATAGACACAATGACTGTAGCAAGACGGATAAAGGCTGATGCCTACCTGGAAAGCCTACAGGATAAAGCCTTTGATACTAATGGAATAAGAAAGCTCGGAGTAGAATTGAGGGAACGCCTGCTCCAAATAGAATGGGGTCAGGCCAACGACCCTGTGAGGAATATCTACACCACCTGTGCAGGAGTCAAGAAAAACCTCATTGCTGTCCACCACCTCACGGATGAGTATAAGGAAGTTATAGGCCGCGACGGCAAGGTAGAGACAGCTATGACTGGTAATAGGAAACTTGAGGGCCTGAGTCAGACTTACCGTTTCGTGGACGTAGCAATCAGGATGAGTAAGTCAGGAGGTATTCCCTCTGGCAAGCTACATAAGTGCGGATACAATATGCAGCTTGAAGGAACTATGATGGAGAGTCCATCCTGGGATTCTATTGTAGACCTTATAGCACTTGGGTCTGGTGAGAGGATACAATTGGAGAGAAGAGCGAAGGCCCAGGTCTCCTCATGAGTTGCACCTGGTTGACTGTCAAAGAGGCCGCTGACTTCCTCAAGATTAACCCCAACACTATGCACAGGTATATCAGAGAAGGCCGCCTACTAGCTAACCGCCCTGGGGGTAGGATAATCCGCATTTGCCTAGAAGTCCTTAACGATATGGATGCTCCTCCTAGGTGTAAGGTTTGCAATAAAGCCTTCAAGCTCAATAGTGAGGGCCTCTGCTCTGACTGCAACTGGCTCAAGCAGAGGAGCGCCTGATGCTTGCAGATAACCATGAACCCTCAGAAGTCATATCACTACTCCAACAAGCACTCTCAGTTGAGGTTGTACCCTTGAATGAGCAAGGCCATGCTGATTACCTTTGGCAGGGTATAGGTGGTCAACAACAGGCAGAGCGTAAGACCTGGAATGACCTACTCTCCAACCTGGATAGTGTAGAGGACTTGCTACGCCGACAAATGGCAGCACATCCTGAGACTAGGCTTATGCTTGTAGTTGAGGGGATTGCAACACCCTCTATGCTTGGTACTGATGTATGGACTCCTACACATGGCAAAGCCAGGCTAATGGTGCCTCGCAAGAACTTCCATCTGCCAATACAGACCGTGTATGCATGGCTCTACCAGGTAGAGAAGTTCATTGAGGTCTACCAGACACCTAATATCTTTGCTACTGCTAGGCTGCTAACATCCTTCTACCGTGCTGACCAGAAGGAAGACCATTCTACCTTTGAGCGATACCTTAAAACTGCCAGTTTCCATCCTAATCCACAGGTAGCAAAGCTGATGAGTGTAGGTGACGGTATAGGGCCTACACGAGCCCAAGCGTTAATTAACCGCTTCGGCACAGTCTGGGGAGTCCTCAAAGCCACACCAGGGGAGTTGTCTGAGGTAGAAGGAATGGGATTGAATACTGCTAGGAAACTTCTAAGACAGGTAGGGAGGCCAGATGTTTAGCTACAAGTCCTTAGGTGATTTACTGAACAAGAAAGGGTGCCACACACCATATAGGCATATAGCTCTTATGGAATGGAGGCAGAAAGCACTAACCTGTTATGAGGCGGGAAAAGCCCTTTGGTTTTGGGAGAGGAGATACTATGGCTGACTTCTGTGCACAATGTAGTGATGACCTAGGAGCACCAGAAGGTTGGTCTGACCTTAAGGGTATAGGCCCTGGAGTTGAGGTTCTCTGCGAGGGTTGTGGCTACATCCAGGTAAGTGATACTGGAGAATGTTTAGGGTGTGCTCAACATCCTATAGTAGCAAAGGAGGAAGATGATGAGGAGTATCGGTAAGCCAAAGCGGAGTGTATTCCTCTGAGTTGGAGAACACTAGGCTGTCTTTCAATTCTAGTAATCCTGAGCAGCCTAGTCTCTCTCAAGTTTCATGGAGGTGATGATGCCACAGTTCTCAATAGAGAGATTCCTACAGGATGGCAGAGTCCATTACGGACACCTGACCAAGTTACTGCTGATAGGCGACTGGCTGTGGGAGATGTGCCTGACCTGTCGCTGCGACGTGAATTTTACAAGGACCTATGGAAGCGAGAACTGGAAGTAGCAAATGCTCCTACGCCAGCCCCAATCCCAGATACGATTCCCCCCACTGAGAGCCCCAAGATGCCCATGTACGTCACATTCTACAGTTGTCCCCCCTACTGTGGCGACCCATCTGGGCCGCTCCCACTCGGTGAAGGCCAGGCCGCCTGCGACTGGGCCTACATGGGAAGACGGTTCACGTTAAATGGACAGGAGTGGATATGCAATGATACCGGCGGGCTCGTTCGTGGCAACCACGTAGACCTCTTTTTCTGGGACGTAAATAATGGCTGGGCTTATCTGGCCCGATATGGAACGGAGGGGATTCTGACATGGATACCGTAGATTGGAAGGACCGGCTGACGGAGGATGAGCGGGAGGCAGAGAAACGGCACTTCGAGAGTTTCAAGGGGCGTATCTGCAATCAGTGTGGCGAAGGATGGCCATGCGTAACAAAGGGCACTTACGGTTCCCTCACCCGCGCCCGCCTTGAGGTCGCAGCGAAGGAATCCGAGTTGTCGGTTGTTCAGCGAGACTTGAACGGTGCGAATGCCTACATCGAGGAGGTTCGCAATCAACGAGACAGAGTGGAGGCTGAGGTGGCAGCATACAAAGCGGCGCGAGACTGCACTATCAACAACGGCTGGTTACAGGAGGGTTTAGAGTGTAGTGTAGATGGTGACCCTGCTTGTGGCCTTCATCTAAAAATGCAGTTGGATGCATCGCGGGCGCTGGTGGCGGAGCAGAGGAGAGCGATGGGTGTAATTGAGCCTCGCTTTGTTCCGCGCGGAGGCTGCGACTCTCCTGGGCATGCCAGCCCAGACATTTGCTGGTGGTTGGATACCCTTGCTCTTACCGAAGCTGATATGTTGGAGCGGATGGAGGTGAAGTAATTGCCTAAAGAGTTTGCTCCCCAATACGAGCGCAACGAGCAGGGATGGATTCTTTTCCCTAGAGACTCTGCCGAGCGGAAGGAGCTATTCCCTGATGGGGTATTTGAGCATCCTGCTAAGATGCAGCTACATCTCACAAGGGCTCTAATTGAATACCTTACAGAGCCTGGAGATAGCGTCCTAGACCCCTTTGGGGGAACAGGAACTACTGCTATAGGACTCCTCATGGGCCGGAATGTAGTCCTTATTGAGCTAGAATCCCACTTCATTGAAATCCTGGTAGAGCTACACAAGAGATGGGAAGGTAGACACCAACAGAAACTCTATGTGATGGCAGGTGATTGCAGGCAAGTCATGGCTGACCTGCCATTCCTCTGTGATGTGGCAATATTTAGCCCTCCATATGCTCTCATCAAAGGTAAGGGTTTTAAAGAGGCAGACAGGTACACAGTGGAGGCAGTCAAGAAGTATATAGGCGGCCCTCTGAATATGTCCAACCTCAATCAATTCCAGTTTGTGCAGGGGATGAACCTTGTCTACGAGCGCCTGTATGCTAAGTTAGTTCCTAAGGCCAGAATAGCTGTTGTTACTAAGGATACCATGAAAGGCCCTGAGAGACAGTTACTCTCTGCTCAAGTTATTAAACAAGCTGGAAAGTGTGGATTTGCCTTTGAAGAATGGTATAAATGGAAGGCACCTGGCTCTATGGGTCAAGCAGTTGCCCACAGTAAAGGTAGTATGGTAGTTGAGGATGAGGACATTCTTATCTTCAGGAAGGAGACATAGAAATGGATTACATACTTAGAGAGATTAGAATCTCCACAGCCTTTATGCTTGAGCTTCTAAGGGAAACGCTACCATCAGACTTTGAGCCTCAAGTAAAGAGAATCACAGGAGTCGCCTTCCAGGTAGGCCTGAATGATGAGATAGTATTTCAGGTCGAGGTAGATGAGCCTGTAGAGCACAGGACACAACCTTGACTCGTAGGCGCTTGCCTGTAACTAGAGACTCAATCACCCACCGTGTTGCCATCACGGATAATGGAGGAAACATATTTGACCTCTACATCATTGTGGGCCTTTATACACAATCGAAACGTGATAAAGGAAAGCGTAGACCTGGAGAGATGTTCCTGAATATAGGTAAGGTTGGCTCTACTCTCCGAGGTATGCTGGATGTGTTAGGCATCCAGACCAGCCTGTTGCTACAAAATGGGGTCAGCCTGGAAAGTATTTGTGGTAAGATGGAGGGAGTCTCCTTTGAGCCTAATGGGTCTACGGATAATCCTGAAATACCGACCTGCTCCTCTCTCATTGATTATGTCTTCCACTGGCTAAGAAATACCTTCAATGAACATCCTCAATCTCGTTAAGCAGTATATTAGGGATAATGGTTGGCCTGAGCGACCAATCAATTTGGGTCCAGCCACCTGTGGTGACAAGTGTAGGAAACTCCATGCTTACTCTCAGGCTATTAAAGCTCAGATTGGTAGTGAAACCTTCTACTCCTTTATCTACCAAAGACCCTGTAATGAGCATGAGGCTGTAAGGAAAAGTATGCTGAAAGATAAGCGTTGGATAGAAAGTGCCTAAGATAGCCTACTGGGGACCACACGACTACACTATAGAACAACTTGTTGAACGCCTCAAGACTGAGACTCCTGAATACTTCTCAGTTGACACAGAGACTATTTCCCTTAAGGATAGGTCACTCATAGGTGTTGGTATAGGGCTCAATCAACAGGAAGCCGTATACTTTCCTGTTCTACCAGAAACATCACCTCACCTGAATCTACTCTGGAGGCTACTCTCTCTTCCCTCTGTAAAGGTATTCCACAATAGCCTCTATGACCTCATAGCCCTCAGTGACTATTGGGCAGAACAAACAGGAGAGAGCCCTATTGTTGAGTCTAATGGGCTCTATATTGGCCCTGTCCAGACTGGCTCTCGTATCCAGCCCTGCATAGCTGATACCTCTATCATGGGGCAAGTGCAGGGACTACCTAATATAAAGTTGGCGGAAATGTCAGCCTCATATCTAGGATGGCAAATAGATGAGATTGCAGATATACTGCCTGCTCGACACAATATGCTAGACCTAGAAACAGAGGTAGTAGCAAGGAAATGCCTACATGACTGCCTTGCTACTATGCGCCTATTCTATAAGATGGATGGTCCTAAGTGGTGGGATGAGGATGGTCACACCTGGAACTATGAGCCTAGTCTGTATCTAGGATTTGACCCGACAGAGCCAGCCTCATATTATGTATCCTCCCAGATGAAGGACTGCTACCAGACTGATATGAGGCTTGCCCCTCTCCTTATGAAGATGTCCTGGAGAGGAATGGCTATACGACAGCCTGAGTTGAGATACTGGTACGACCACTATAGCAAAGCCAAGCTGGTCTATGAGGACATTTGCTCCAAGGAAGGATTTAACCCTGCAAGCCCACAACAGGTAGGATATATCCTGGCATCTAGAGGAAACTTTCTACCTTTCACCAGGACAGGGCGCCAGTTAAAGACTGATGATGAGGCTCTGTCTGCACTGCCAGACCCTCTAGCAGCCGTAGTATTATCTTATAGGAAAGTTGCCAAGCTAAAGAGCACATATCTTGAGCCTTGGCTGGACGCTGAGAGGGCCTACACACACTTTAGACAGGATTTGAGTACCATGAGGTTAGCCTCATTTGGGAGAAATCTCCAAAATATACCTCCAGAGATAAGGAATATCTTTGCACCTGATAATGGAGTTTGGTCAGTCACAGACGCCAATGAAATTGAGATGCGGATATTTGCCTATATCACTAAAGACCCTGTTATGCTAGCTGCCTATGCTAACGGCTCCAGTGTCCACACGGATACCCAATTAGCCCTCTGGCCTGGGTCAGACCCAGATGACAAAGCTGCTCGCCTACCTGCAAAGACATTTGGGTTCGCAATGGTGTTCAATGCTTCAATAGAGACTCTAGCCTCTCACACTAAACTGCCTCTTAAAACCTGTAAAAGGTTCCGTGAAATATGGATGATGAGGTATAATGTAGCAGCAGATTGGATGGCAACCCAAATGGAGGAAGCACCATATAGAGGCTGGCAGGAATCCCTATTTGGTAGAAGAATGAGACTACCAGCTATAGGTGCAGCCAACTTCGAGCATATCCAGAAGTGCGCCTTGAACTACATCCCACAGGGAAGCGCAGCGGATATAGTTAAGAGAGGAATGCTAATGTGTGAGGAGCTTGGAATGGATATAGCCCTACAAGTTCACGATGAAATTCTGGTAGACGGTTCTGTGGAGTTTCCTAAGGAGTTGGCCCATATCTGCCCTGGCCTGGAGACACCTTTTAAGTCTTACCAGAGTCCTGTTTGGCGTTAGAACCAAGACAGGATTTCCCCAAGTAATCTTCCGAAGGAGATTATAAGGTGAAACAGGAAATCCAGTATCACCTGTTCATCCTATCCGAGAGATGGTCTAATCTGTCGGCTATCCTATCGAGTGTTCCTGCTACTCCTGTTAGCGTCATGCTAACCTGAGAGAGTATCCGCCCCTGTTCACCCTGGGCATCTATGAGCCTGGCAATGTTTGCCTCTCGTGCTCGGAAAGTTTCCCAGAGTTCGTCTCGTTTGACTATCACAGGACCATTCTTGTTATTACTCCTACCATTGCGCCTATAGATTAGGCCAATAAGAGCAACTGAGATGGGCATTGCTAGGCCCACAAGGATAACAGCATAAATCTCTGTCACAGTCTTGGCTTTGCATACTTGTCGAAGGCACCGGCTAGGATAAGTGCTACGAACTGGATGGGAACCTCTAGTAGTGCAAGCTCCTCTGTAGTGAGCCAATCCCATCGGAGAACAGTGAAGGCTACAAGGGCATTAACCGCACCTAACCATGCGCCTCTAGTGATGCCATCCTGGATTGCATTACCTGTTGAACCACTGGCAGTTCTAATCACTGTATACCCCCTATGGAATAGTGAGAACCATTCCTGGCTGGATGAGGTTGGGATTGGGACCTATGACTGCCTTGTTCAGGGTGTAGAGTGCATCCAGGCTGACGCCGAACTTGGTGGCTATCCTTGTCAGGTTGTCGCCTGAGACCACAGTATAGGTGCGCTGAGTGGAAGTAGGAGTTGGCGCAGTGCCGCCCGCTGGACCTGCAGGACCTGTTGCGCCTGTCGGACCTGGAATCGGCGTAGGCAATGTCTTGGCCTGCTCTACCTCAGCCTCGACCGTGCGCCCTAGAGCCGCAAAATCGTCTGCTATCTTACCCATGAGAACCTCCTTTGGGCTGGGTACTGGCGCTGGAACAGGCGTAGCCCTCAGCCAATCTGCGTCAAAGACGTTGAAGTCCACCGTAGTCCCATAGGCGGACGTGCTCCCTGTATACTGGTGCCCAATGATAGGTCCATAACCTGGCCTGGTAGGAATGCTCAGGTTTGGAATACCGTTATAGACTGCCAGCCAAACGGGAGGCGCACCAATGATAGGATAGTGCCCTAGCTCAGAGCGCCAAATATCCCAGAACCAGTTGCCAGTATATAGGATAAATCGCTTGTCGAGTCTCTCTACCTCAGCGAAGGCATCCTTCAGAATTGCCTCTGTCACACCTCTTATTTCTACATCTGGGCTAACAAAGAGAAGATGAGGCCACTCATCACCAACAGCTACCTTCGCCTGCTGCACTGACCAAGCACCAGGCCTGTTGTTGATAACAGCATAGATAGCGGTGCTCAGGTCTATACTACGGCTTCGCTTCAGGACAGAATGCACATAAGGGTTTGCATCGAGGCCATGCCAGGCTCCAACACAGATACCCTGAACACCGTCCGCTTTCATTGCCCTCAGGGAAGTATCACTGACATTTCCCTGCCACTTTGAGAGGTCAACCCACTTCTCAAGTATCATGGCACTCCTACTTTAGCCCTAGCACCCTAAGTATATCCAATATGAGGCCCCTCTAGTGATGCCATCTTGGATGGAATTGCCTGTTGAGCCACTTGCTGTTTTCAGCATTATGACCAGCCTCCTGGCTTTAGACTTACCCAGATTGCAGGAGAGATGGCATCCTTAAATGCCCCAAGGGGAAACACGTCTGGCAAGGGTCCGTAGGTGGTTGGTTTACGCCAAGCACAATATGCCACATCAGGTATTGTGGACGAATATCCAAGGATTATCCAAGTACCAGCCTGAGTGCTCTCTACGGAGCGGAACTGAGCCCCTGGTGGAACTGTAGTGTTCGCCGTCATTGCAAGCCAACTAAGTCCTCTCGCCGTCCTTTCACCGGCAGTCTGCGCCTCCTTAAATCCCGTCGTTCCTACACTGACCTCGCCAGAACCATAAATAAGCCTATCTGGGTAGACATCGCCTGTATCGGTATATATTCCTATACGGGCATTTTTGCCTGCTTCAAGTGCCGTTACCTCTACCATTAACTTATCTAAAAGGCTCCCAACTCCGAGGTATATGGGAAGGGCGTAGATATCTCCACTTGCGGACGGCCTAGTTGATGCGACAGACTTCGTTGTCAGCACACCGGCCAGGTAGAAATCTCCATCCTCCCTCCTTAATGTTTGTGAAGAGTCCGCTCCAGGGAATGACCCAAGTAGTGTACTTCCTAGAGAGCGGTCCTCCACCAACCTACCCAGCAACGCACTATGCTGGTCAACCACAGCCTTCAGGTCACCATCTCCACCAACGAGGCCTAGCTTGAGTAGTCGCTCCAACTCTCGGACTCGCTTTTCCAGGACTGCAACCTTCCGGTCTAGCTCTGGCATTAGGCCACTTCCCTCTCCTGAAGCTCAACCGTTACCATATACTCCGGCTCTACATCAGGCTCCTGTATCACTTCTACAAGCTGTAGAGACCTCACTACCATATCTTTGTTCTCACCCCAAGGGCCACTTGCCTTCACAGTTGTTGCACTCTCATTCAGAGCGGCTAGGTCACTAAGCTGTTCAGCAGAAGACCTATACTCCTTCCCAATATCTAGGCTAGAGTCTCTAGCCAAATGAAGCTGTACTATATAGGCAGGAAGTTTCCTGCTTTGAGGAACCGCAAAAGGCTCAAAGTAGACTATCTCGCCTGCTGTCGTACTAACATCTCCAATGTAAGACAAGCGGTACTGTATCTCTCTGCCGACGGCAGTTAGGGGTAGGAAGAAGGTTTGGCGTCCGTCACTGATTATCGACATAGTAATGCCATTTATATCTAGGGATGAGAATGCACCTCCATCCACACTATAGGCCAACTCCCAGCGCCTGATAGCCGTGAGATTTTTACCTACTAGGACCACCTTGGGAAAGTCCTTAAGACCCCAATCACCAAAGTTATATTTATTGCTGTAGAGCGAGCCTACAGTCGAGAACCTATAGTCGGCATCAGATACATCAGGTGCTCCTCCTGAATTGGATAGCTTTAGGTAGTATATATTGTTGCCTTTACCGAACCAAAGCCTAGGAGGTGATGTCAAAGTAGATAGATGCAGGGCCTGACTAGGGAATGTCACCATAACCCAAGTGTGCCAGACAAGAGGCCCAAATCCAGGTTCACCACTCCCTCTATCTCTGGCAATCACAATCCAAGAGACTGTCGAAAGGTTTAATATACCAAAGAGCCATTGGTTATCGGTAGCAAAGTCCATGAACCTGCCCTTGACAAGGCTCTCATTCATGGTTTCCTTCTCAAGGCCTATGCTCTCAACCAGTCCTGGAAGGAATCTATACGTACCCCTACTATGAGGGATAATAGCATAGGGTTCATGCACCCTCATGCCTTGGCAGTTGGTAGCATCTCGTATCATACGCTTAATGAGAGGGACACCCTTACCTTCGGGGCTCACTCCAAAGAGGCCCTCTGGCTTACCTACCAGAACAGTTTTCTCAAAGGCCAATAGTCCAGTAGGCTTAGTATCAACTTCCCCACATTGTATCCTGTCAGCCCAGTTAATCGCTGCTAGAGGATTGAGACCAGATACCACGTTCCTAAGGAGGCCATCGGCCTGGACACCAAACAGTCGGTCTATACCTGCTGCCAACTTATATGGTTTGATACCAACAGCAGCCTGAGTCCAAGTGTCAGGTGAGCCTATAGCCGAGACCTCCCATAGCGACTGGTCGGCAGCATCAGTAGTGACCAGGCCTTTATTGCTCTCCCATTTTAAGCCATCAACTCCGAGAACACCTGCTCCGAAGTCCTTGGACTCCACAACAGCATCAGTAGCAGGGTCTATCCTGAAGACACGCCTTCCTGCCACAACGAATATGTAGCCTAGCGCCTCGAAGATTCGGGTGGGAGGGGATACACTACCTGTGAGAGTAAGTGCAGTCAGTAGCGGACCAGGCAAAAGCCTGAATGGAAACCTTGTGTCGGTATTGACACCGTATTCATATGTACCTGGTATGCCTTGCCGTGTCTTAAAACCTCCTAGGTGCCATGTCTCTGAGGGCTCAGAAAGCATTGCTGGTAGGCCATCAGCCCAGGGGGGCTCATGTAGGAATTGCTTTTGCCAGGCTTGCCTATCCTCAGTCTCAGCCAGCAGATAAGACTCAGCCCCTATCTTCACCGTCCCTATATGCTTGGGTCTACTGACCATCAGTTACCTCGATTGGAAAGGCTGCGGAACTACAGGTGGGAAGGGCAATTGAGCAGGACCAACTCTAGGCTTAGGTCGATGTCTAACCAATAGCTTATGCAACTCCGAGGTATGAACAGCCCTAGCCTTAATCCAAGAGCCCCTCTCCTCTGCTGACCCACGACTAGGACGGCTAAGATAGGCTAGTACCTCATCATAGATTAACGCCACCACTAGCTCCTCTGCTGCAACAGCAGGTAGGGCAGAAGCATCGGTGTAGACTGGAAGCATAGGCCTTGTCGTCTCTAAATACAGCACTGTAGAAGTATCAATTGCAGGGCTAATAGAGAGAGTGAGAATACCCTTATCCTGTCGAACCCTCCACCACCTGCCATTACCTGCCCAGGAGTGGTCTACTCCATCATCTATACTACTGGCACGCCTGGGATAGTATCTTACATCGTGTACCTGTCCCTGGTCAATGAGCCAGGGAATGCCAGATAGGTCATACTCATCCTGGTTGGCAACACCATTGATAGGAACCCTATCTAGGAAGTAGTATCTAGCTAGTCCCCTATTCATAGCATCTTCCCAAATGATAGGGTCTGCAAGCCAATGCCATTCTATTTCCTCTCCACTAGCAGGAGTTGCACTCCAAGCAGGAAGAACTGTGAACTTTCCTGTAGTGGGGTTACTTGCTGATATTATCCTAACTAGCCCAGCCTGAGTACCTGTAGTGGGGAGCAGCCATGAACCTTTGCCACGGTCAGCCCTGAATAGGCTAGTCTTGACTCTGTAGTCTACTGTACCTAACTCTCCACCACTGGCACCTGTACCATCGGAGGCAAGTACCATTCCTGCCCCATACTTGAGCAGTGCAGCTTGCCTAGCTCTGAGCCTAGTTACTCCATCAACTCGGAATGGGTCAGAGTAGTCAGAGTTAACAGGCCCAACAGCATGGTGGAACCTGTAGCGATACCACTTGTTAAGGTCACCTGTGGAATCGTTAATAGTATAGTAATAGGTATTGGCCACAAGAGCTTTAGTTGTTACCTGTGCGTAAGTACCACCTACTGTAGCTGCTCTTTCTAGCTCGATTGTGGTATAGGTTGCAATTATAGTTGCTATATCCTCAACGACAACTCGGACATCAACTCCTGCCATGCTAACCTCCTATGGCTGAAACCCGTAGTTCCTTTTTCCGCTCCCAGGGGACGGAGGCTTCTGTGTAGCTCCTGTAGGGGCAGTAGGCTTAGCCTGTCCTCGGCTTGAACCTATAGCTGGTGCGGCCCTCTTACCAGCCTTGCCAATACTAGGATTTAATTGCTTATTTGCCTTAGCCATTTATCTCCCTTTGCACATAGCTGGTAGCTACTGGCGGCTTAGTCTGGGCTCTTGGGATAGCCTCTCTAGGGAACCGAAATGGTACAGCAGGTTCCCCTGTTTGGAAAGCACTATTCTGGAAGGCATTTGGTTGAAAGGCGATTGGTGTTCCAGCCATTAACCACTACCCTCTAAGAGTATCCTTTACCGCCTCTTTTGCCTGGTTCACTGTCATACCACCATCCCAAACCTGCGCCGTTCAGCGGGTGCTGCCCCTGGAGGGTCTTCCCAAAGAGGGTCTCCAGGTGGGGTTGGCGTATCGGCAGGAGCATCGATATAGTCCCCAATGGGGATGGCATAGAACTCCCCCATCTCCTCGGTGTTCCGCGACTTCAGACCAGCCTGGAGGGCGTTGAACAGGGTCGGCGTCCAGGCGGAGCCCTCCGGCGTGGTACGCATCAGACGGGAGAACCAAAGCCGCGAAGGCGTGCCATTGGCATTATAGCCGCTACCGTAATCGCCGCTGAGGTCGGTCAGGCTGCTGCTGGTAGTGCGGGCGTGGGGGTAGTGGCCCTCATAGGCAGGAGCAAAACCTTCACCCCTAAAGGTCGATATGACCTGCTCCCAGCACAGCAGCACGGCCTCCACCGTGGCTGTCTGTCCAGCCTCGTCCACCAGGTCGGGAAAGCCGAATATCTCAAGCTGGTCGGCGGCCCCAGGGGTGCAAACGTTGGTGTCGGTGTTGGCATCCCCCACGCCTGCGTCCTTCTCGTCATCCACGTCCAGGTGCGAGCCCGTCCAGGCGTTCTCGCCCGTGACGTTCTTGCGGGCCTGGTAACATATCGTCCGTAGATTCAGCCCTGGGCGGTCGGCCTCAGCGTCTCCCTCGGCGCTGCACCAGTCATCGGCCACCACTTGCATACCAGTATCAGCACCCTTAGCGCCCGCAACCTTTCGGGAGTCAGGCAGGAGATGGCCAGAGGTGCGAACAGTGCCGGAGGTAACAGCCGCTCCCGCCGTCCCGTCCACCCATAGCTTGCAGTTGTCTGTCCCGCCCGCTGTGTTCAGGGCCAGGACGATATAGCGTACCGTCGTCCCGGCTGTGAAGGTAGCACTGTTGCCGCCCAGTTTAACATCGAAGGCACCAGTGTTGGTGAAACGCTGGATGGTGAATTGGAAGGTGGCGGGCGGGCCAGCCGAGACGATAGCGACACCTACACCCAGGTATTTGTCCCCAGTGGCCGGTGCCCAATGCTCAGTACAACGGGCAGCAAGGTAATCATTGCCGACAGTTGGGGGTGTGTCAAAGCCGATGATGGCCACGGGGACAACCCAGAATAACCAGTCCTTGGTGCGGGCGAACACATGGCCACAGCGGGCGTCAATGCCAGACGAGAAACCGCCGCCGAGCATCCGATGAGCGAAGTAGCCACTGCGCTTAGTGGACTTCTCAGGAGCGGGAGGGCCAGACCCCCCTACGTTCCAGTTGGGGCCTGTGATGAACGTCTTTGTCTGCGTGTCATTGGCGGAATAGAGATAGCGGATGGGGCCATGCTCCCAGCCGCCCCCTACGTGTAGCCAGCTACGGCTCATCCTAGTACCCCCGCCAATGCCAGCCTGGGTTCAGCCAGTCATCAGGTTGGGGTAGGGGCCGCACGATTGGAGGTAGAGCAGAGTAGACAAAACAGTGATGGGGGGCGGGCTGTTGCAAGTCAGCTTGGGCCTCCAGCCAGCGGGCCAGCGCATAGCGGCTGGGCTCAGGTAGAGCGGGTAGGTTCATAGCGTCCAGATGAATGCTAGCTCCGTCCGGCCACGACACGTCCGTCGCCAGGGGCGCGCCCTGGAATAGCGGTGTCCCCTCCTTGAGTGCCTTGACCAACTCCTCAAACCGCTCGGCCAACCCAGGGTAAGGTTGGAACACCAGACGGAAGGCTGCTGCCAGTTTCTCCCTCTGCGTGACCGTAAGCCCGTCCCACCAGTAGGTCTTGGAGGTGTCCCAGGAGGCTCTGGCATAATCGCCCCCCAACACGTAGCTAGCAACGGCTATGACCTTGGGCCTGGCAGTAGCAGCGACTAGGGCCACCCTGTCTCTGATGATGGTGCCCACGGGCTCGTGGTGTAGAGACCCGATGTCGGCGGGCCACAGAGAGCCGGAGAGGTTCTGATTGCCCCGCCAGTAACAACTATAGGTCTGGGCGGCTCGCCAATCAGCAGGGCCGGTGTTGCCTATGAAGTCCGTACCGCGAATGTCCCCCACAAAACGAGTGCCGAGGTCGAACGTGCAACCCCGAACCAGAGACTCGCGGGCATGACCGTCCGGTCGTGTGGAGGCGTCAAGTACCTGGCCGGTCAAGTCTTGGTTAGTGAGAACTACTCTCATGTCTTCCTTATTCTAAGTGCTACGGTACACATCTGTGCTGTGGCAGGAGCGCCCGTCACATCAAATTCGAGGATGCTCTTGTCGGGTATCGCGGCGGAAAGCCCCGTGGCTTCGTTTTTCTGCACACCCGTTGTGGACGGCGCTACTAAATTGTTCCCCACCGTGGGGAAGTTCGCGTAGGTGTCATAGTCAATGTCCACGGTGATGTTCTCGGCAGCCGATAGCAGGATGCGCCACTCTTCCAGTACCCCAGGCCCAGGAACCTCAGCCCAGCCCTTGACTCCAGTTGTGATAGCCGCGCCGCCGCCATTGATGATGAAGTTGATGGTGTAGTAGTCTGCCTCAAAGGCATAGGTTGTCACCCCAGTCTGCCGCATGAAGTGGCCGTCCACGCCTGAAGATGTGGTGTGGTCGGACGCGCCTTCGAGGTCGTGGGAGCGGGTGTGGTCATTAGCGTGGGCCGTACTGTGTGTCGTTACGGTGGTACTTGTGTGCCCGTGACTATCATCAGCGATAACCAACGCCCCTAGTGTTCCCGTAGCGTCTCCCCCCGCAGCCGAGGCCGAGTGCAAGAGCGTATTCGCCCCCGCACCATGGACTCCAGTTGTCGCAACGTCGTGCGCTCCTACGTCCACCCCATCTACGTTACCGGAGACAACAATGTTCCCCGTCACATCCAGGCCGCCGAGCGCGTACAGTTTGCCGTCCTGGTCTAGCCGCATCTTCACCGCCGCTGTCGGCGAGCCGTTAGGACAGACCCAGAACTCAAGTTTGGTGCCGTAATTAAGAACACCAAACGCTTCAGTCGCTATGGCGTACAGCGCCGCCCCCGTCCCGTAGGCAGGGACTTCAGTAGCGCCTCCAGCCCACTGAAACCCTCCCAGGTAGTCGCCCGCTGTTACAATGTAAGTTGGGGTGCCGTCTCTGGCCCTACGGAGAACGAAAAATGGGGCCAAGCTGGGTGTATCTGACCCAGAATAAGTACCTATGAACTTAGTCGGTGACGTAGGTGTGGTGGCGAAACTGACTGCTGTAAGCTGACCGACCCCCGTAACGTTACCTCCGGCATCGCAAAGGACAAGGGAATCCTGAACACCCCTAGCCCCACCTGAGCCGCGAACCAGCGCGGTGTCGGCGAGGACAGCAGCAGCGGTAACATCGTTGGTGTTGGAGTGGTGCCCAGACGGAGTAGTGCCCCCGTGGTCAGCAGTCAAGACATAGATAGAGTGGGTATGTCCTGACGTGGCGAAGTAAGATGGAAGTTTCTTGAGTCTCATCTATAAAGACCCCCGCCGTATACAGCTTTATTATAACACATTTTCACTAGTTTGTCAAGTCCCTAATTGATTAGTGTTTGAACCACACAGCGATAAGCTGAGTCTGTTCCTGAGTAGGTGATTCGTACTAGTCCAATTTCTCCCTCAAACTCCACTACCTCAGCAGTCTTTAAGGTGAATTGGTCTTCATAACCAGTGCCAAATCTGGCCATTTCTATGAGTATGTTGCCTGTCCCATCGCAGGCAATGTAGCCCTTGACAGGGGGGTACTTGTGCAGAGTGGAGTCCGCGTTGATTGTTATAACGTGAGGACTATCACCTACAACAAAGCTTGTGTCTTCATCAACTACCCACGCCATTATCCACCAACCACCATACCATCTGCAGAAAGAGGACTCCAGCGAGCGTAGAAGTCTATATCACCAGCCGTTAGAGCAGCTGTAGCAATGGTGAGTATTACATCTTGGCCATTAGCCACAATCCATGTTCTGGGTATTGCAGCTGGGTCTAGTATCTCCTTCGTCAGAGTGGGAGTAGCGTCTATCCACACCTCATCAGCAAGCAAGTCTGTTCCAGTAGTTAGGGCTACAAATGCCGCTGTGTCACCAGAGACACCAAGTTGAATTGTAGCTGTTGCCCCAGTTAGGCTGACATTACAGATACCAAAGGTCTGGATTAATACATCTCCAGTGACGGTGAAAATAGTATATGCTCCAGTAGCACCAGTGTCATCTGTAAAGTTCCAGTTTCCACGGGCTACGTAAGTTGGGGCTCCTGGTGCTGAACGTTCTATCTTCATCGCTAGTTCCCGTAACTCACTTGAATTGTGCCACTAGTCGCACCCACACGGATGAATTGTGCTTGTGTAATCTGTTCAGCACTGTCGAGAGTGAGAACGTCCCCAGGCTCTAGCAAGTGCCCCACAGTAGCAGTGGGTGTAGTTCCGTCTAATGTGAACCTTATCTGTGCGGTCTCAACAGTAATTGTAGCAAAAGTGGCATTAAGTTTAGTAGCGTCCGTTAACTCCACTGCTGTTCCAGCAACAGTCACAGTTTCATACGCGTGGTAATCTCCTGGTGTCATTGAAAATCGAGCCATAATTTACCCTCTATTCGCTAGAATCTCTAGCAGTTTGCGACGCTCTTCACGGTCTTGCGCCTCGATGTCATCTCGCTGTGAGTCCTTCTCGCGCCTCAGCATATCCTTAATGATTGCAAACTCCGTGTTGTGCCTCTTCTCAGCGTGTCGGTCTCGCTGGTATTCCGACTGTAGACTACCTGCAGGACACACCGCAAAGCCATACTTGTCAAACTCAGCCCGACGGGGATGGTCAGCGTGTAGCCAACAGAGTTCCGTACCCTTCGGAGGTCGGAAACCAGGGTCACGAAGAGTGAATACTAGCTCCCCTGTGAACGGCCCATCGTTATACCGCTGCTTCAGTTTGGGTGACAAGTTGTTAATGTTGATAATACTGGGGTCACCCGTCTGACGATTGTACAGAGTTACATACCCCGCACTCTCAACAGACGCCACCACACTTGGGAAGGGAGTTTCCTCACTCTTTCCTGTGTCTACAATAGTTCCAGGCGGCATATCCCCTGGTTCCTGTGCCCTGTCCATGTCTCCCTGAAGGAAGGCAATGATTTCCTCGTTGTCGTCGGAGTCAGGTGCCATGTTCTGATTGTCCTTAGGCATAGTGCTTTTTCCCCTTTCTGTATGCCCTAATTCCCTCGTTCAAGTCGTTGTACCTTCGCCAGAACTTCTCGGAATCTGGCACTGGTATCGCCTCGTGCAAGTAACTTGGCTCGTTCAGTCGCAGGGTTTCAGCCATTTCCTTTAGCTCTCCCACTGTATGTACCCAAAAGCTGGGAATACGGAACTGAATAGCGTCGAAGTCTGAGGCCAAACCCAAGTCCTCTCGGTATTCAGCCAATTGGTCGTTACGATTTACTATGATGATTTGGTAGCGGCGCATTGTCTGCCCCACTCCCGTGATGGCATCCGACAGAGGAGAGAGGAGGTTAACTTCGGATAGACCGTATGCCAATTCGTCGGCGTACACTACGGTCGCTGGAAACGTAAGCCCTTCCACCGTTTTTCTCCCTTATCCTTTCATCTAAGTTTTGCCTAGTTTTGAGTAGTTTCTCTTCACGTTTGAGAATCTCGGCTAGGCGAGCCTCATCCTCCTCTGTCGCTACCTCGAAGAACACTATTCTTCCTTTTCTTTCTCTGGCTCGGACAACCTAAGAATTTCATTTTCCAATAGACGGATTTTGACCATAGCCTCACCATATAGTTGAAATAGAAACTCTATAGGTACGTTCATGATATTAACTAACCATCGTCTCAAGCTTGGCAATCTTCTCGTTCAGAGCCTTGATAGCCAAAACGGTGTACCCAAACGTGTTGATGGGGTTAAGAATCCGCCCCTTGTAATGTGTTGCCCACGGAGCTTCGTCAGCCATGATTCCCGTGTATGTAGTGGTTAGGTCGCCCGTAGAGATAACATGCTCATCACTCTCAGCCTTACTCTTGTACTGGAAGTCATACACAGGAGTTGCAATTATCTGAGAGAGCACTTCCTGTGCATCGGTTCGTTCCCCCTGAACATTCTTATATTCACGGAGGCAGGCGGCAGCGGCCCAATCACACTCGGCAGCAGCACCACCAGAGGTAAGCTGCTCCCCATCTGCACCAACACCATCTGCACCAGCAGTAATGGTTAGTTCAAATTTAACATCAGCCGAAAAGATAGCGGCAACTGCTACGTCCAAATCGTTTGCATCAAAGTCAAAAACCTCAGTGCCGTTGTAAACAGCCGCGAGGCGACCATTATGAATATCACGCAACCATCCCTTATGAACAGGACTTGTTGCCATTTCGTTTTCCTTTCCTAGCAGCTAAGGCTGCACTTGATAGGTGAGGGGTGATTTCACTAGGCTCACCCCTCGTAAGCCTTGCTATTCAATTGTTACGTAGTCCACTCACGGAAGCCCCGTGCCCAGAAGTAGTCACACTCCAGAAGAGGGTCACCTGTAGATTCCGCCAGGAGATACAGCACGGGGTAAACTAGCGCCGTCTGGTCGAAAGTACCTGCCCTAAGTTCGGCAACAGGGGTCAACCCAAGCTGGTTCCCCATCCCAGGCCCACCGAAGTAGCCAGAGCACTTACCGCTAGGAGCAATCTCGACCTTAGCGACGTACCACGAATCTGCAGTGATAGTGCAACCAGCGCGGATACCCAAGGCACCAAGCGTGGTCGAGCCCTCACGAGCAAAATCGAGGGCAGCGGTCGTGGCCTCTGCCCCGTCCAGTGAGTAGTGGAATCTGAAGTCATCCGTGGTGGCACCCGTGTCAGCGTAGAAACCAACCGCGTTACCAGCATCGTTTGAAGTCAGAGTCGAGCCACTCAGAGTGAACGGGTTAATGGGCTCGGCCAAGGCAACCGTCTCGGCCCAACCCACGAATACACGCAGGTCTGTCGCTGAGGCACCCTTGAACCGCGCACCCATACTAATAGTACCGTTGGTGGAGGGCTGCATCGGCGCACCGAACATAGCAATACCGTCACCGGCTCCGGCAGCGCCACTGAAGGAAGCAACACCACCGGACTCGTCTACTGTGTTGATGAAGTCAACAGCACCGCTCACGGCAACCAAAGAGATTTGGTTATACCGTGTGCCCGCTGTTGCGTCTGCAATTGAGGCGGTGGCATTATAACCACCAAAGTCCTCGAAAAATCCTATTCGGCCAAATTCGTCCTGAATGGCCATTATTTAGTTGTCCTTTCTACCTCGTCCTGAGGTGATTGGGTTACGACGTGGGTGCGGTAGCATCACTCATGATTTCGTACAGCCAGTTGCCAACTGAACGTTCGCCATAGGCGTACTCATCGTAGAGGATGACTTCGTCGGCACCACCGCCGAGCTTTTCGTTACGCAGGTTAACCATCCGAGGAGAGCGACCCTGCACGAGAATAATCGCTTCCTTGGCGAAGACACCACCCTTGACATCTGGAGTTGCGTCCGCTGCCAGAAGGTTGTCCTCGAAAATCTGAACACCGGAGATGGAACCTCTAAAGCCTTCCTTGAAGACACGGGCGGTTTCACCTTCGGGGATGTTGTATGTACCAACACCAGCCGTCACCACATCGAACAGGTCTTTAATCTGATAGGGGTGAAGGACAGCGTAGTGTGGGGGGTTGGAGGGTTCTGCTGTTCCGCCAAGGCGGGCACGGGAGGCCGCAGCCGCAATGTGGCCAGAAGTGAGAGTGTTACCAGTACCAGGGAGAGAGGTCGTAGCACCGTCGAGCATTGTGTGCCCGTCCTGTGCCTTCTTCCTCTCAACCGCGTTCTGAGCCAGCCCACCAATCTTCGCAAGAGCGTTCTTGGCGATGCGAGCCTTCACTCGGTCGGTAACGACTGTGTGAATTCCGATAACGGACGGGGTGACGGAGATGAGAGCGTCCGAAAGCTGCTGAGGGTTATCCAACTGTGTCGTTTCAGTGATATTCTGACTTGCCAGAGCAGCGAAACTAACCTCACGCCAGGACAACCCAGTCCCTTCTCCGAGAGTCTGGTTCTCTACGAGCCGCTGCACCGTGCCCTCGTACTCTCGCACGATACGGGCCGAGGCAACCATCGTAGGTAGACTATCGCCTAGAGAACCAGTATTGGTTTCTCCTGATGCCATTTCTATTTTCCTTTATTAAGTTTGTATCCCCCGCTTGGCAAGAATTTCCTTGAGGACTTTGGTTGGTGTGTTCGGGTTTTCGAGGAGTGCATCCTCGTCAGCCGTTGCCACATTACCTGTGGCTCCTGACACATTTTCGTCAGGCCCGCCCTCTTTGTCTCTGCGAGAGAGTCCATATTCTGTTAGTTTGGCATCCAATTCTGCAGCAAAAGCTTTTTGAGCCGTGGCGATGGACACCTCTATCGCCTGTGATTCCCGTGCCTTAGATAGACCAATCATGAAATCTACCACGTTGCCTTGCTTATCAATGACATCTTGGTAAACCTCATCAATCCTGTCTTGTCCTAACCCACGGAATTCAGGGTGTTCCTTTAGAATACCCTCTAGCGCACCTGAGAACTGCACTGCTGCATCCTGCATACTCCTTGTACTTTGGAGAGTCTGGGCAGTGCGCTTACCTAAACCCTCATAGTCCTCATCGTCAACTAAGGACAGCAACTCATCCTGTTCGCGCTGTGCTTTGGAAGCAGCAAGCCTTTGGCTCTGCTCCACTCGCATACGCTTCTCGATAGTCGCAGCCCTCTTGTCGGCCTCGGACTGAATTATTTTTGCGAGCCGTTCATCCTTAACCAAAGAAGCAATCTGCTCATCGGTCAATGTTACGGTCTTATCCGTCGCATCGGATGTAGTCTCGTCGGTTGTCTCTTTCGTCTGGTCGGTAGACTCCTCGGTGGAAGTCGTATCCTCGTCCAGCATGGAAACCTCCTGTCTTGAAACTAATCATTCTTACCTAATCTTCATTATAACACACTTAGGCAAGTTTGTCAAGTCCTGCACAGAATTATCTCATTCCATACAGTTTTGCCCAGTCTACCTTGAGTTCGTCAGATAAATCTTCGTAGGTGAATGGGTAGAAAACTGCCAAATCCCCGTTGGACATCGTTATCTTTTCCTGCTCATCGCTGAGAACCATACTCTTCAGACCCTCGAAGGTAGCGAAGAAGGCGACAGCAGCAAGCTTAGAATATTGAGGAATAGACCCCATCATTGCTATAATCTTTCGGCGGTCGATGGATACACCGGATAGAGTTGCCATGTCGTGTAGAGTAGAGGCCCACTCAAGGAGTTGGTCAACCTGTTTACTTTCGTCTCCAGTGAGTCCCTTATATTTCGGAGCATCAAACCACCGTCGAAGGTCAGTACGAGTAGAAATTAGGCGAGTATTTGCGTCTTTACCCTTCCTTGACGTAATCCTACCATCCTTGCCAGACTCAATGAAGCCTCTCATAGCAGGGGACATCTGGTTCAGGATACTCTGTTGAGCAGCTTTGTACCCCTCTGGGTCGGGAGTAATTCCATCCGCTGCCTTATAACTATCATAATTCAGTGCATGATAGTCTCGCAGAAGTTTGATGTCGTTCCCCTGTACTTCGGGCAAGTCATCTGGATTGAGCCCAAGGTCTAGAAGTGTCTGGTCGTTATATGAGTTCTTTCCAGCATAGGCTTCTGGCAGTACATCCTCTCGAAATGTTACCCCTCCGCCAGCGCGACCCCATTGAATTTCCTTAGCCCCATCTTCAATATCCTTCTGGAATTGATTATCATTATAACTCTGTCGCTTATCAGAATATTCCTGCCACTTTGAACCAGTCTCTCGCTGCCACGCATCTACCTCTTCTTGTGCCTTCATAGTACGCGGATAGTTCTCAGGGTCACTCATGAAGACTTGGGGATTTATGTAGTTGTCTACAATATACTCGTCAGTCTCCTTGGATTGTGGATTATTTAGACGATACTCTTCCACTCCGATTTCATTACGGAGGGTCTTCTTGGAGACAGGGAACGACCGACCTCCGAGAAGTGTCCCTATTACATTGGTAGGATTCAATTCCTCTGGGAGTCTCCAATCTCCAGATAGTCCCCTTGCTAGCGTTTCCCGAAGCATATCTTGGCCCACAAAGGGGACAAAACGACTGGCTAAATATGCAAGGATGGAATTACGAGTGTCAAGCTTGCGCCCTATGTAATCCGCACGATTGATGAATAGGTCTGAGGCAAAGGATAGGGCCGGAGATTGCTTGCTGCGGACGAACCTCTCAGTAATATCAAAAACATCTTGAGGACTTTTTGCTTCTGACAGTCTGCCCCCATAGAGCATAAGCTGCTGCAATACACCACCAAATCCCACGTTCTGATTTCCCAAACGCACAGTAAGAATCTGGGAGCCATACTTCGTGGGGTCTAGTTTTGGTTCCTGTCCTAGTATATAAGATAGAGCAACATAACCACCAATAGCTGTAGTTGCCCATCCTGCTAGGAGACGACGCCCAAGATTGCCACGAATTCCTAATCGCCGTGCGTCCATAATGAGCCGTAAGTACGACTCAAAGTATTGTCCGGCGAATAGAATAGAGTCAGATAGAAGCCTCATTCCTGGGCCACGGTGCATGAGGTCATTGGCCGAGAGTCGTCCAGTACCGTGCGACACAACATCGGCCAAAGCACGTCTGGCAGAGGTTATGTCCTTGCCAACGATATTGGGGCCAAATGCTTTCTGGGCAAGATGTAGATAGTTGCTGTGACCAACCTCTTCCATAAGAGCACGATTCTGCTCATATAGAGAAGCACCAATCATGTTCACCGCCCTATTCCACATATGGTTTCCACCCTTCATAAACCACAGTGGGGTGTACTTAGTGCTCCATTTTCCGGCAGTCTTCTCGATACGGTTTAGTAGGTCTGTTGCGCTGAGTTCGGTGCCCAACATGGGAACACCATCGTCAATCATATCCTGTAGAAGAGGTAAGTGCGAGTGAACCCAAGCATTGTACACGTCTCCATCGACTGCACTGGAGAATGTGACTTTCATCATATCTGCGAAAGCAACAGGATTGACAGCAAGAGAGGGCAAGGTCTGTAGCCCGATGAATGACATGTCCGCGCTAGCCCAGACAGGCTTGAATACTTTGTTGACTTCCCGCAGAAGCTCAAGGCCCTTGACAGCTGTGCCATAGACAATACCACGGTGGTTTAGGCGGAGAGTTCGTTCAACTGTATCTGCTACAGACTTAGGGTAGAGCTTGCCTCCAGCAAACGGCTCACGGATTCCTTGTAGCTCTATGTTGATAGAACGGAAAGTCTTTTTCTCGTAAGCAACTGTCTTTTGCAGTCGCTTGGCCTGAGAGCGGGCAGTCTTTAGCTCCTTGTTGGTTTGGTCAAGGTCTAGTTCAATAGCTGTAAGATTGCTTCGCAGACGTTCAGCATTCTTTACCTCACCCGCTGCCTCAGCTAAACGTTCCTCATCAAGCATAACCAGACGAGTTCGGGTCAAGTCCTCTAACTGTGTGGAGAGACTCTGTGCCTTCTCTCGTGCCTCATCATAAGCCACACGGGTTGCTTGCTGTGCGTGGGGAGTGACCGCGTACTTCTCTAGGTCGTTGGCTAGTTCCTTGACAGCTATTCGATAGTTTACCTCTTCAATGAATTCTGCTAGGGCCGCAGATGGATTATTTAGATAGACAACTTCCGGTCTCCCTGCCTCGTCGATAGTCTCCCTTGTGCGAGGCATTTGGTGAGACTGTTTCTGCCCAAGAGGGCCATGACGAGAGGAACGGCGAAGCTCGATGACTTCCCCATCCTGTTCGATAGAGATAGCCACGCGGTGGACGTATCGCTTGCCATCAGGTTTGATGAAATTTAAGAAGGCATCATCAAATATACCAGCCCTTACTCCGTCCTCGACGGATTGAAAGGTGAATAGGTTGTAGCTCCGTATAGCTTTTTCAATGTCCGAAGCCTCAGCCCCAACAAAATCATACTTGTCGGGGTCAGACAAGACTTCGGCCCAGTGTGTGCTAGATACTCCATCCTTTGGGGTGGCAGTTCGGATTAGTCCTGTTTCCAAATCTACATCTAGCGCCCGCATCTCGTGTTCCATCGCGCTCTGGACAACGGCTGTCCACGATTGAGTGCGGCGTATCTTATCAATGACACGGTACATCGCTTCCCGCGCCTCTTTAGTCATCACCTTATCGGGAATCTTGTCAGGATGAGGAATCGCGGGGTCAGACGATGGGCGGACAGGCTCTCCTGTAACTTCGTCGGCACCTAGGTCGGCAGAGCGTTGGGCACGGGCAGCATTGTCAGATTCATCAAGGATAGAACTGATGTTAGTGTGAACACCAATATCGTCCACCTCAGAGGTAATCTTACCAGCTTGTTGTTCTATATCCTCAATAGCATCGAAGAACTTAGCCTGAAGGTCAGTTGTCTTCTTACCTACTCGAATCTTGTAAGAGTTTGTGACCTTGGTGTAGCTAGTGATTTTACCAGTTTGTCCACTAAGTGGGCCTTTAGTGATTGAGACTTGTGTTCCCTTGGGATAAAGATTCTCAGGGTCAGTGAGAAGCCTAGCTACATCTTCAGGAATTCCAGCTTTAGAAAGTGAATCAGAGACATCTCCGACCTCTTCACCAGCAAGCCTAGGACTCTCAGCAATACGTGCTGTCGTTTCGTCCAGAAGCTCCTCGGCAGTTTTACCTGCCTTTATCTCGTCCTCAATCTGTACTCTCATGGGAGACTTAATAGTAGGAGGTTCCTGAGTAGGACGGCCAGTGAGGGGGTTGATTTCCTTCTCTTGAATAAGGTCTGTCAGAGTGCGTTGACGCGCAGCAAGGTCTTCGACATTGGTAACGGCAGTTTCCACGCCTGAGTTGGTGGCTCTGGCCCACTTGACTCCAGCCTCATACGGGTCATCCTCGTTCATAACCCATCGAGAGAAGGCCAATCCCTGTGCTTTCGGGTCAGCTTCCCCTAAGATTCCCGCAGCTAGTCGCGTGCCTCGTTCTTTCTCAAGGGTTTGAACAGTGCCCTTAGCAAGACCACGAAGCGTTGCCCGAAGAGTGCCTTTGCCAATAGCGCGGAAACCTTTGTAGAAGCCAACGGCTGCACCAGGCTCTAATCCAGTAGCAACAAGTTGTGATATTACATCCGCTGTTGCTCTAGCACCGGAAACTCCTGGTCGTAGACTTAGGAAAGGCAAAGCGGATACAAGATAAATCGGATTAAGTAACTCAGCCCCAACTTCTGTGACTGCACGGCTTCGTACTGCGCGTGATAAGACATTCTCCCTACCCCCTCGTCCCTCCAGAGTTCGGGCTAACGCCTCTTGTGCTCCTAGAACCACTGGGCGAGAAAGAACTTTAGCCTCATCAGCAGCATCAAGGCGAGCCTGCAATTCTCTGCTTATATCCAGAGAAGGGCCAAAGTGCTCCTCAGCCTCCCTCTCTGTCATAAAGGGCTCCTCACCTTTTAGGAGTGGTAGGACACCCTTGAAGCGACGAGTCCTATTGAAAGCACTCTCAATATCGTGCACAGTGTCCCTAATTGCTACATCGGCAATGAAGTCTCCCTCTTTGAGAAGAGCACCGCCAAGCTTACTCCAGAATCCTCTATTCCTTTCAGCTTCATCCCTAGCATACTTTTCAGGTATACCGTGGGCTACAGCGTTTTGTACTGCCTCATCAATAGCACTATCAAAGTCCAATCCCTGTCGGGCACGGATGCCCGCATAGTTGAGGATAAAGTGCTGAGTGCGTTGTTCAGGAGTCTCTAGGTCTGGTGGTACTTTTCCTTGTACTGATAGTGTAGCGTGTTCCCGCAGTTTCTTGAGTCTCTCTATCCCCTCACGGGCATAGTCAGGGTCTTCTCGCTGAAATGAAAGGTCAAAGGGAGTTCCAGCAGCAGTGCGGGTGGAAAAGGGAACAAGACGGCGGGGCTGAGTCTGTTGCTCAACCTGCCTAAATGTACGCATGGCAGCCTCAGTCTGAAGCTGCTTTGCTCGTTTCTTCTTGGATGCGAAACCAGGTAACATTATGGGAAGTGGGGGCCGGAGCCGGAGAGAAAGCTCGACGGCCCCCGAAATTGTCTAACGACCACCAAACACACCTGTCGGAGTGACGGACTGTATTCTCTTGCCAAACTCTTCAGCACTAACTCCACCACCTAGTGCCTCGTTGCCTACCCCGAAAGCTGAACGAAGGAGTGTGGTCACTGCATCTCCGCCCTGCTGGGCTTGTCGAGCAGTCTGGTAAACACTGGGCAGTCCTAGGACACCCTGTCCCGTAATGTCAATATTTCCGCCTGTTATCCCCCTCAATGCCTGCTCTGTACTCTGCTCAAACTGTTGAGCACCCTGCATAGCTGGTAGGGCCTTGAACTCACCACCAACTCCACCTAGAGCTTGTCCTCCCATGCCCGTTGCAAGAAGGACTGCACGCACAGGGTCAGTACCTAGCATTTGAGCAAACATCTGTTGTCGCCCAAATTCCAACTCCTGCAACTTCTGCTTCTCCGCAAATGCCTGTCTCATCTGCTCAAGTTCTTTAGCATTTGCACCTTGTAGTTGAGCGAGGGCATAATCGGCGTCGAACTGGAGTTTCTGCTGAAGCTGGATTTGCTTTAGCTGTTCGGCTCCCTGTAGCTGGATTTGCTTTAGCTGTTCTCCTGCAGCAAATTGTGCTCCTGCTTGAGTTTGAGTGTAAGGAGTTGGGGCAGCGCCTCCACCGCCTCCACCACTCGCTTGCCCCTGTAGGAATGACTGAAATAACGCCATCAACTCTGGCGGAATACCACCAGTAGGTGTTGTTGTTCCAGTCTTAGGCTTTCCCCATATATCAAGACCCTGTTGGGCCAGAAATAGGTCAGGAGTTAATACCATTATCTCTGTCCTTCCTTTATCTTTGTCTCCATCTTTATGATAGCCTCAACTACTTCTTTCCTGATGAGCGAACGACCATCCCTGCCCATCTTCATGTTATCTTGGAGCATCTTCTGAAAGGCTGCTGGGTTTATACGAAGGGCCAGGTATTCATTGAATGCCTCATCCTCGGTCATATCCTCACCACCAAAGGGTTTGACCCCCATTGCCTTCCGCAACTCCTGTTTCTGCTTGTAGATACGTTCAGCAGCCAACTTGGGGGCTTCTTCTAGCATTGTTACTTTGTCCATTACTGCACCAGTCCTGTTCCTATTTGGGGAGTCCCTGGCATTGGTTGCTCCTTCTGTGTCGTTAGCCCTCTCCCGCCCTGTATTGATTGAGGAGCGCCGCCTGTGGGGAATGGCCCATTGCCCAAGCCCATCATTCCGCCAAGCATGTCTTGGAGTTCAGGTGGTAGAGCACTTTGTAGAGCGCTCATGTCTGTAAACTCATTAACATTCTCAAGAAGGTCGAATTCGTCTAACACCTCTTGCATCATCTTGGCCTGTACAGGGGGCAGCTTCTCTAGTTCACCAACTAGCTTCTCCATCCGCAGCATGGCTGGGTTCTCCACGTCAAGGATATTCTCAACAATCCAATCCCACGGCATCCCGAACTGGAGGAACATATTGGCCGTGCCAATGTCCTGAGCACGGTCAACCGGCCCCTTGGGTTCAATACTTGCGTTCATGCGCCCACGGGCAGCCTTAGCCATTGCCACAGTACATTCATGTCCGTCTACAACAATACTCTCACCAAGCTGTTCAACTCCACGGAAGAACAAGTCCATAACATTTGTGATGCCTTGGGCCATGTGCTGGGAGATGGGAGTCAATTTGGAACGTGCGACGTTGATTCGTAGGTTGACTTGGAACGCGGGTGCCGAACCCTGAACACGCCCGAACAGTACATCCTCAAGGGTATGGCGCTGAATAAGGTCATCTACCTCTGTGATAAGCTTTTCAGCATCGAAGAGACCCTGTGGGTATGGAAGCATTTGCAATAGTTCGTCTGAGTAGGTTGCTGTAACGCCCCCAAGCCTGACTTGGAACTTGGGGCGAGTCTTTCCACCCTGCGCTACTCCAGACTCAGGCAGCTTCAGTTCATATGAGGGTAGGTAATAGGCTCCTACCATAGTTGCCAGACGAGAGATGAGTAGGTCGTAAACCTCTAAAGCCTCGTGAGCGTCGGCCAAAAAGCTTTTGTACCTATCTGTGTAATCCCGCATCTCCGTTTTAATCCCTGGGAACATGACAACGGGACATTTACCTAGACCATGCTGCCACGATTTGAGTAGTTTGTAGTCACCCTTTGGGGTTGCGGTGATGGGGAGTTGAACGTGTGCCTGCTCAGGAGAGGTATTGACTAGGTAATACTGTACATAATTGTAGTCCGTGTACTCAACAACACTTACTTCATCAAACCATTTAAGAGCACCAGAGGCCATGAGACCCTTAATATCAGAAGAGTTCATTCCATTCTTGTCGGCAAGGATACCCGCGACAACCCTCTTCTCTTCAATAGTGGCGATTGTGTTGTCCTCTGCATCGAGAAGAGGCAGAATACTCATGGTTGGTATGTGTTGCATGACGAAGGGGAACTTGGCCTCAGACGACTTCCACTTCTTAATAACCTCTAGGTAATCCTCTGGGGATTGCCGAGCCTTTCTGACTGGATAGCCAGCTTGGGCTGTCCAGACTGAGGGGAGTGGAAGTGCCTTGAGGAAGGCACGACCATAGATTAGTACATCTTTGGCTATACTCGGCCAAAAATCAGTACGTAGAAGCTGCTGCTCAAACACCTTGGCAGCAACAAGCTCGGTTGCTTCAGCCAATGCCTTGTCGTCTGTCTTTGGAGTCAGTGGTTCCATAGACCACGATGGCATTGCCATGACAAGACCGGCGGCATGCTCTATGATACCCCCAGCGCGTCCTGAATGTACCTCGAAGGGCTGGATATTGCGGTCAGGGTCATCCTCCAAGACTTCAATCTTGTTTCGGCGGTGTACAAGGTCACGAATAACCTCATTTTCCGCGATAGTGGGCGACCAATCTGTGATAAGTTTGTCGTGAAGCTCTTGCACGGTCTCAGCCGTGGGCTTTGGTAGGTTCATAGTCATTAGTTGACCTTTATCAGCGCCGGAGTGGTCAGTACACGGTGCACTTTGTCCTCTTTGCTGCAAGTGGGGCACCCAACAGGGACATCGCGGTGCTGCATTAGTCTAATTTCATCCCATTCCGTGCCGTCGCGGTCACACTTGTACGTATAGAAAGCTATGACTACTGCCCTCCTAACCATGAAGCAAGTTTCTGTAGCTTCATACTGTAATCTTTACACTGCTCTACGATATCTAGAACTTCTGCTCTACGCCGCAAATTCCAATGAAATATAAGCTTATTCCCTAACCCTTTGGGCCATATCGCTGATATGGAACCAGCACCTACTTTCCGTAGAAGAACTGATATCACTTCTGGGTCGGTGTTAGAAACACCAACGTAGGGGTAGAGAACAGGAGTTTGGCCATTGGTTCTGTAACTAGCATGTCCCTCTCCCTCTATCAAGGCTCCTATCCAGGCTCTTTCGACCTCTGTCATAGATAGAACACGACTAGACATACAGTTCTTAGGTTTTATAGACATAGCTCACCGCATCTCCATAATTATCCTTGGTCGATTGAGGATTGTTGAAGGATGCCTCATTTTGGTAAGGTTGTCAATGAGTAAAAAAAGTGCGTCCAAGTCGTCATCGTGCCCTGTGTTCGGGTAATGAGTCAATTGGTACTCACAATCAGGGAACCACTCCTCTCCAGAAGGGAAAAGTACGTGTCCACCGTGCAAAAACGGTGCAATTGCGTGGGCGCGGGTCATTTTCCCACCTTTGTAGGGCATTGCTTGGACTGGAAGCATCGAGTGGGCCATCAAAGTCTGTACAGCGGGAGTTCCAGAGGCCGCATCTTCGACCCAAATGGCAAATTCGTTCCATTTTTGGGCAGATTCAGCGATTTGGTCGAGCAAACCAGGAAGTCCCCAGCGTCCTTTGATGCGGTCAAGGATGTAAATACGTCCGTGCTTGTCCATCCCCCCAATATACCCAACTGTGAAATCGTTTTGTTCCTTCTCTTTGAACGCTGTATCCCACGAAGAGGCCACAAGTAGGTCAAGCTCATCCCTTATATACTTCGGAGGACGACTGTAGCTGTCCCAAGTGTGCAGTTTACGGATGATTTGGGCCTCTCCACCCTTGGTATCACCCATATATTGCATGGCAAACATGGCCGGAGATTGGTAACGCTTGTTAATCAGGAACTCAGCGGGATAAGCCTCCTCCCAATATGACTTGTCACCGCGCAAAAGTGCGGCAGTGTGCAAGACTTTTACTCCCTTTTGGCTCAATTTCCGACCGATAAAGTCGGCATCACTCCACCTAGTGCCAATTACTACTTCCCAAGCGTCTGAGGTGAGGCGCGTGGAGATTGCGTTGTCGTAGTTTTCCCAAACTTTGTCTAGGTTTGCCTTGGTTCCTGAGTTCTTTTGGTCGTGGGGGTCGTCAATGACCAATCCATTGAGTCTATATGCCACGACTGCCGAAGTAGTGCCACCAGCCCTAAGAGTTGGGTGTGGGTCAGCGAGGTCTGTTCTAGAGACTTGGAACTCACTGGTGCCCCATCTTCGCTTGTCAGGTCGGACTTCTGGGAAGGTAATGCGATAGGGGAGACTAGACTCGATGAGATTCCTAATGGCGTAACTACGACTCCAGCCAACGGAGTCCGCGTAGGAGAGAAGTCCGTAATGTCTGTCCGGTAGCCTACCAAGCATCCATGCAGTAAATCCCACACCGACAAGCTGGGTCTTTCCACTACCAGGGGGAGCGATGATGATAAGTTTCCGCCCATTTGGGTCATCTCCTATCTTTTGTAGTTCTTCAATCCACTGTTTTTGGTGCGCTGCGGGGTTGAATCCAAGTACAAAGCGGCAAAACTCGGCAAAATTCTGCCTAGCACGTTCCCCTCGCTTTATTAACTTTTCTGTTTTACTACTTCCCTCTATCAAGCAACTCCTGCAACTCTTCCTCTGGTTGCTTTAGAAGAGTAGATTCAACAGATTTAACCGCTCTAGTTGAACGCGTAGCGGTTTCCTCTGCTGATTTGCCGAGCACCTTGTCGATTGCCCATAGTGCGGCCTTTAATTGTGAGCTAACCACTCCTGGTTCGCCGCCTTGTTTCGCAATCTTCAAGACTATCTCGGTATTCTCAACTACGCTTTCGCGTAGCAAGGTGACGGCCTGACTTGTCAGGTCTACTCGAAGTTCGTCAATCCTTGCTGTAAAGTCCTCCTCCTTCATCCACCGACTGACAGTCTGTGGGTAAACTCCCATCTCACGGGCTACGTCTACCTGTTTCCATCCCTCAGCGATGAGGAGGGCTGCTTTCTCTTTTCGGGGGTCAAGCTTGGTTACGGCCATTTGTTATTATAAAGACCCCCTGCGCTCGTTCCTTGCTATTATACACCATTTGAAAGAGTTTGTCAAGATGTGAGGGAAAGTTATCAATTACATCTTCTCAACGAACTTCTTGTGCATAGTTGTATAACACTTACAACACTGTAGATGGTCATTGGAGTATTCACTGCAGTAACAGTGCTCACAGGCAAAAGGTCTATAATTAATGTAACAAGAGCACGGATACCTATTACAATAAGTACACAAGACAAAGGACGAATTGCTCCCGCTCATTGACTGCATCTTTCCCTCCTCCATAACATTACTCATCTTTGCCTACATTATAACATATCCGCGCACCTTTGTCAAGCCCCCACACTATTTTATATTTCTGCCTATTTATAACACCCCCTTTTGACCACCCTTTGCAGAAAATCCCGCTCTCGATTTAAGTACCTACCCCCCTATTAATTCTTGATACCATAGAAAGTTAAGGGTCTGGTTTCGCGGGCCGTGCCTTGTCCGATGGACATCCTATCCCTCGCGCCTGCCTGTGCACGTGCGGCGTACGATGGGCATACCCCCAGGGGGTATATGAAGTCGTATCTGAGGATGAGCTATTCTGAGATGCCCCTATCTGACGTGGGAGTATTTGGGTGCATTTGGGCTGTGATAGGAACGCGACGCAAGTTGACAAACGCCGAATGAACGGAGTACCCTCATCATAGTACATTCACATAGCGCCCACATATCAGGCGCACGGCGGACAAGCTGGCAGCAAAAGTCCCCCACCGTGACTTCCAGAGCCGCCGCAATACGAATCAATGCCCTAACCTGACTGTCGGGCAGAGAGTGAGCTCCCGATGGCCAAGCTATACCGCCTGACATTCAACGTATCGGGAAGCGGATACTTCCCCTTTGACATGCTTAGGTATGACGCATGCTTTCCCTGTACAAGCGAGGATTGCGTGGAGCTAACGCGCAAAGGCGAACGACGGATAGGGCTCGTTCGCGTCTTTCACGGCAACAAAGCCAATGCATCCTATCAGGTGACTCCTGGGAGGTGGCGGTCATTCGGCTGGCGTCTTAGTGACCTAAGCAATCCGCAAGAGATTTCCTGACTGACAATTCGCCCGACAGTCAAGCTAGGGCATTGATTCACAATCCAAACCGCTTTCACTAGCGGTTTAGAATGCTTCTGCGCGTTGTCGGGAAGGATACTCCCATGACAGTACCGAGCTATTGCATCGGTACAGCAGACCCTGAGCTATCGCCAGATGAGCGGGAATATCTAGTCTCTTATTTGAGCGATTGGCTGAGGCATGGGCATGACATTTACTGCGCAGACTGTTCGCAGTCTGTCCGAGATGTAGTGCTCACAGATGATGGGCAGTTTGTATGTCGCCCGTGTTACGGTGACAAGGAAGGGAAGTAGACTCCAATGACAACACGAGGCAAGGGTAAGACAACGGGGCTGGCGATACGTCTGTTTATCCTCAAGCTGATTGCGGTCAACGCAAAGCAAACGGGATTCAACGGCGTACACTGCAATTTCCCGCTTGTGTGGGCTGGCAATCTGTCATTCAACAAGCTGGTTAGTGCGGAGTTTGGCATCGATACCCAAGCTGTTCGGGCCGTGACCGATGCCATGACTGACACGGGCGAGATAGTCCGTCTACCCGCAAAAGGCGGCGTTCGGTTCTACCTACCGGACAAGGCCCCGGCTAGCTCGCCTGCGACAGTAAGCGCCAATGCCCTAACGGTGGCTACTAAGCTACTCCAGGCGAAGTAACGAACGCATAGTGAGTAGATAGCGCGTAGATAGCATCCTAGACCGCTAGGGACAGCCGTTCGGGTTCCCAGGTTTTAATACGGTGGCAGATTGCACATAGGACAGTGCATTTTGCCACCTCTTTTTTTAGTCTGTTGAGGGTGTAGCTACCCACCATCGCACTGACCGGAGCAAACTTAGTGGATGGGTCAATGTGGTCTAAGTCCAAAGCGTAGGCATGCTCGTTGTATCCACAATGTTGACACCCTAGAGACAATATGACATGGGACACATTGTACGCGCCAACAGACGGCGCGTTTTTTGTTGCCCATACCCCAACAGCGGCCCCATATCTGTTGACCGCACATGCGCGTGCTGGCGACCCTCTGACAGCCGAAACGCGCAAATCTCACGGCTCAAGGCTAGGGTAAGGGCTAAGGGTAAACTCGCCTGTCGGTATGCGTTATTTTGGTAGACAGTCGGCGAGAAACTGTGCAAAGCTGGGCAATTCTCTCTCCGACTAAGTGATAGGCCGTGCCTTAATAAGACTCCCGCGAATCACTGCTTCTAGCATAACATATTTAAGCAAGTTTGTCAAGCCCCAAGCACAGGCGTAAGGCATAAGGGTAGACTGTGGGTGCGTAAGGGGTTATTGAGAAAGGCAGGGGCGAAGTATCTATAGGCAAGCGATAGTCTGGGGTTGACATCGGGTGCGGTTGTGGTAAAATGATGGTGGCCGACTGGAGAGCGGTCACTAGAGAGAGGAGAAGAAATGAGAGACCAAGCTGGCAAGATTGTTGATTACAATATCCGATTTCAAGATGGGGCTATAGTCTTGGAGTTTGTACCTTACATAGACAAGACTAAGTATTACTATATTGGGATGTCAGATGATGATGTTGTAAGACTTATCTCAGACTTATCTAAGGCACTAGCAAGGAGGTGAGCACCTATCTCTGAGCCTATCTGGGGTTGACACGATTCTCGGAGTGTGCGATAATAGTCGTGGCCGCTCCGAATGGGGCGGCAAGGAGAGAAAAGGAGAGACAGCAATGGCAACAGAGCTAGAACTTCTCGAACACAAAGCACTAATGCGTAAGCTCGCAGGACAGAAGGCCGCACGTACACGAGCAAGGAGGGCAAAGAAGGTAGAGTATCCTAATCCCCTGAGCACGGCGATTGTTATTCATGGTAGGGAGTATATCCCTTATCGGAATTCGAGGAGTTAACATGATGATATGTGACGTATGCTTTACAGATTCTTGGGGCCAATGCATAGACAACCGCGCCGCTATCGCCGCCGTGAAAGAGATAGACCAACAGGAGTAAAGCATGAACGCACCTCAATGCATCTTTGGACATGGTGTTGCTGTTGTTACTTGGACTCTTTCAGAACCGCGTAACATAAAACAATACAAGGAGGATGTTTATCTCTGTAAGGACTGCTACAACGAAATAATCAGATTAGCAGGAACATTAGGATATGCGGATGCACCATTTATGTATATGGTACAAATGCATGATGCCCTTGTCTCTGCCCATTCTCTGTCTTGTGTAATCTGTCTATTTGAGGGAACGAGAAGTATCGAGGGCTTGTATTGGTGTGCGAAGCATTACCAAACTGCCGAAAAGGTAGCACAATCTACTGGGGAGACTTTTGACCTATTATCGGCTGTGCAAAGATTCCTGTGGAAACTGCAATTAGAGTGTGAGGAATGCAAGGAAGATACTAATAGGTGTCCAAATTGTGCGGAGTGTGAGTGTGAGGGGTGCGACCATTGGTGTTCAGACTGCAATGAGTTCGTGAGGGGGTTTTCGGTTTGCGGGGACTGTGGAGTTCGGAGTTGTTCTAGCTGCGCCTCTTGGTGTGGCGATTGTGGCACCTGTACTGATTGCTGCCACTCATGCAGACGTTGTGGTGAGTGTACTAGCAGCGCCTCTTGGTGTGGCGATTGTGGCACCTGTACTGATTGCTGCCACTCATGCAGACGTTGTGGTGAGTGTACTAGCAGCGGTGCATGTGACTGCGGGCACGATTCCGAATCTGATGTGGCTGTAGGAGATTGGGGGTTGCCCATTGTGTTTAAGCTACACCAAGCGGCGGCCACATTCTATACTCTAGCAACTATGGCCGAGCGTGACCCAAGCTACAAGCAAGAGTTTGAGAACTACGCGAAGGAACTGGCCGAAGTCTTTGCTCCTTATCTAGACATGGCTGTTGGTGGGGAGATTAGGTATGGGTCGGAGACGATTGGTGATGGTGAGGCTAAGAGACTGATGCCTAGAATACACAAAAGGTATCGTAAGTATGGTAACATCAATCGAGGCAAGGCGTGGGCAGAGTGGAAAACCCTGCGCGATGAGTATGGCACTGACATTCTTAGAGAGGCGGAGTACGCTCTAGAAGAAGGCAAGTGGGGAAGGTCAGTAGGTGGTCATGCTTGGGCACAAGTGGCGGCCACACTCAGGCAGTTCGAGGAGGGTGAGATTAGTGTGGTCACATTTGTTGATACCGCTTTCGGACTGGAGCATAACAACGGCTGCATATTCAACAAACTGTGGACGACGTATGGGCTCAAAGATATACTCGATGCCAACTTGGAGGGTAGAATAGAGTACGTTGAGAAGCATCTGCCGGAAGAAGAACCACACACTAAGCGTTATCATGCGTGGAAACAGTTTGGTTCCCACACGTTTAGATAGGAGAGCGAATGACAATAACAAAACCAACTGAGGCGGTACACTGTAGGCTATGTAAGACAGAGATGAAAGTCGACGGGCTACTTTACTATTGCAAGGAAACAAACTGTGACACATTCCCTGTCTGTGACTTGTGCCTATGTCATGATTGTGGCCGGTGTGATTTGTGCTGCACTTGTATAGAGCAAGAGGTATGGGCGGGAGGTAATCTATACTGTTTCACTTGTGGAAGTGTGGAATACCACGCACTAGAATCAGAAGACGGACTAGCAACCAACGCCGATGCTATCTGTGTGAAGTGTAAGACCACTTTCGGCAAGGACGTGAGCGTAGCTGACATTAGCATTGAGAAACTGTATTCAGATGGTGTAAATTTTGAGTTCCTTGTGTGGTGGGAGAAGAACGTGCTCAACATACCTGACACTACCGATGAGAACGACCCCGCTGATACAGAAGAAGAGGATGAGGATTACATCTTCTGTGCCAGATGTGGCACAAACCAACAGCACAAGTTTCTCTATCGTGTGGTCATGGGGACGACGAACAATACATCTCCTAAGTTAGAGTGCCTAGTTTGTGGGCAGACACGATTCCATAGATTTCGCAAAATGTCTGATGGTTCGTTCACTGAGGTTGGGACAGGGCAGGGCGTAACACCTAGTCTGGCAAGCACGTACCACCGGAGCAACGTATACAATTATGGGAGATACGAGAACTCACAGTGGTACGGCGGAGGATTTCACAACTGCGACCACTGGCGTGACCCTGTGAAACTAGGAGAATACACTGTCTATGCCTCTGCATCCTCCGATAAGAATAGTGCGAAGGACACGGACATACGACCGGACTATGGCTTCTACTTCTCTACTATCTCGTGGTCGCATAAACTGACGGTGACGCCGGACTTCCCAAGAGAATTGGTAAAGATAGATGTGGCTTTCCCGTGCCTGTTCTACGACTGGACAGACATGAGCGCACCGCGTAGTCCATACATACTACACATTGTCAAGGCTGCGACAGAGCTAATAAAAGAGGGCAAGAAGGTAGACATTGGGTGCATGGGGGGACATGGCAGGACGGGCACGTTCATGGCACTGTTGGCGGTAGAGTTGTTAGAGATGACGGCGCTAGATGCTATCAACCTGGTGCGAAAGAACCACTGTCAAGAAGCCATCGAAACCTACGCACAACGAGCGTTCATCTACGGGTTTGCTGGTGAACCTACCCCGCCCGCTCCTGTCAGTCTTAGTGCATCAACTAATAAGAATCAAGGCACGAAATACAAGACGCGGGCTGAGAAGAAGGAAGGTAAGAAGCAGCGTAAGGCAAGACGAATAGCATTTAGGGAGAAGGTGAAGGAGGCACAGGGTCGAGGAGTCACTAGGCTTGCAGATTTTGAGACTAATGGGTTCTACTGGCAGTGCAAGAGTTGTTGTACCATGCTACAGTCTATGATTGAACGACCACACGGAAGGAACGACACGACGGACGACATTTACTGCACATCCTGTACAGAAAAGACACATCATGTGCGGCCAGCGATTCTATGGGAGGAGTTTAAGGCATGAAAGAACGTAAGAGCCGCCCGTCTCTACTGGTTTTGTCAGACCGTGATGCGCTACTGAAAAAACTATTGGCTGAATTTCAAAGGCATAACGTAGGTAAGGAACAGATTATTAATTTCCTACTTCACATATTTGCACAGTGCGCCCACCCCCAAGAGACTCTAATATTGTGGGGAGGTACGGAATCGCTCAAAGCAATAGTGAAAATAAATAAGAAATTAGAAGAGGTAATACACAGCCTACAAACTAGAGTAATTGATGTAGATGGTACTGTGCGTAATATAGCGCTCTATAGTAGTTCGTGGGAGTTGTTTGCAGAGACCTTGACAGGAGCTAAGGGTGAGGACGCCACTTAGGTCTAGTCCGTTTCGGGCGGTAAAGGGGAGAGTCGAAAAGGTTTTGAGAAGTGAATAAGAAGATGTGTTGCCACGAGATGTGGAGGTTTAGAAAAGCTGAGGGATGTACCCCCCACCTATGGAATAACCTTATCTGGGGTTGTGACGACAATTTTGAGGTTCCTATAAGCTACTGCCCGTGGTGTGGTACACAAATAAACCCAGACCCGCGAGATTTCCTCCCGTTGGAGTCTGGTCTACCATGATAGAGGAAATTTTCGCCGGACTAGGGCCACGCTACGCTGAGGCACGAGAGATGCAAAGAAATATCTTAATTAAAATAGCCCGTGAATTGGGGACAATATCTTCAACTAAATTAGGCAGGCTTACTATGCTAGAGCTGCCCACTGGAATCGGGAAGTCTGCAATTGCTATATCATTGGCAGAATTGATAGGTTCACCGTTCACTGTCATCAATACGGCCACCATATCTTTGCAGAACCAATACGATGCGGACTTCCCTCGTGTCTGCAAACTGGTAGGCAGGGATAACTTCGAGTGCACCCTGAGATACAAGACTACGGCAGCGAACGCTCCGTGTGTAGCTGACTCGTCTATATCTTGTAACTCTGACTTTTATGCACAGGAGGAGGAGTACAGACGCTCGGCAGTAGTGGTAACAAACTATGCATTGTATATGTCTGAGCTACTGAAGGGTAAGCGATGGCATGAGCGCCGTCCACACCTGTTAGTCTGTGATGAGGGGCACCGACTGTTAGATTTCCTCACTCAAGCAGAGACAATCACTGTTGACCGGAGATTGTGCGAGAAGCTTAACCTAAAGGTTCCAGCGTCCAACGAGATAGAACCTATGCAAACTTGGGCAAAGCTCAATGTAGACAAGGTTCGTAAACGTGCCTTCGGTCTGACGTTATCTGGCAGTAAATGGGCAAAGGCTTGGTTATCTCTTATGTACCAGCTACAGGGACTAGCCACAAGTCCGGCGGGGCTTATAGTAACCCGTGCCGATGACTTGTTTGAGGCTACTCCACTCTGGCCCCGTAAGAGCGCCGAATCTTTGCTCCAGTCTGCCAATCATGTATTAGTTATGTCAGCCACATTATGGGGAGGAGACTTTTTTGCAGAATTGTTAGGGTACAAGGATGACTACAAGTATATATCTGCACCGTCCCCATTTGACAAATGGCGCTGGCCGGTGTATTATAGACCCGTGGCTTCGATGAACAAGGATTCGTCCGTCAAGGACTGGGAAAGGATGGGGTTAGCATGTCATGAATACATACACAGCAGAAGTGGGGATAAAGGAATCATCCACGTCGCCTCTGTATCTCAGGTGGATAGGCTGGCAAGGACAATCTTACGGTGTCAGGACTGCCGGTCTAGGCTGGTACTTCTACGTCGTGGAGGGAAACGTGTTGAGACTCTTGACAGGTTTCGAGCAAGCAAGGCAGGATGGATTATACACCCATCAATCGGAGAAGGAGAGTCCTTCGACGACGAGCAATGTCGAATCCAACTTATTGCCAAGATTAGATATCCAGACTTGGCTGACCCACTCGTCAATCTTCGTGCAAACGATGGGGGAATGGGACAAAAGTTTTATTTCAATTCCACTGCCGCCTACACTAGTCAAACTATTGGAAGAGGAATGCGAAGTGCCGATGATTACTGCGAAACCTACATTTTGGACGGGAGTTTTGCAAACCTGTATGACCGGAATAAAAAGGCTTTTCCTCAGTGGTTCCACGACCAACTGAGGTAGTGAAAGGAGATGTGATAATGGGGCTAAACACGAAATGTAAAGTTCACGGAAACGCACACCCTGACTTCATGTGCCCAGATGAGGATGAAGATACAACTTCTTTCGCCCGCTCCCTCGCTGCCGCCCGTCTTGAGGTCGCAGCGAAGGAATCCGAGTTGTCGGTTGTTCAGCGAGACTTGAACGGTGCGAATGCCTACATCGAGGAGGTT